AATTACGAAATCTTCGTAGATGTCACTTGTAAAGATATTTTATTTGTAAAGATTTCGAAATTCGATTGTCGTAGAAAAGAATTCTTTTTTATTTACAAACGTTGAGAATCGTGGTAGATAAACGTGCGTAATTGCCTGTAAATCAGTGCCATACCCCCTTTTGTAGAGGCTTCGCTGCGGGTGTGTCGCTCCTGATAAATTTTTTTCTGAAAATTTTTTTCCCCAAAATTTTGCTCGGATGGCTGATTTTGCGTTTTGGAGGTGTATTTTCGGTAGTTTTCAACAAAATCGGATAAATCTTTACATAAAAAGTTACGAAAATCGTAGGTTTTTCGGTGTGTTTCGTAGGTATGGTTGCATTTTTTATGTCTTTTTTTGCAGTATAAGTTATTGGTTTACAGTATTCTTCGTTGATTTCGTCGTTTTTATATGTATCTATACTAAATTACGTATGCAGTTTTGGTGTCTGTATGTATGTGTGTTGTATATGTAATGTACGTGCATGTGTATTGTAATATAGTATGTATCGTGTACGTGTATGTATGTGTTGTAAATATATATTACCTTTAACATTTAATACGTAAATTAATAGGGAATTTTTTCGTATAGGGTTACGATTCAATTTTTTTTGACAAGTGTAAAACGTTGAAAATAATCTGTTTAGTCGTTAATTTTTGCGAGTTTTTTGACAAGTGTTGAAAAACGAAGAGTTTACGAAGTCTACGAAAAATCAACGAATTTCGTAGGTTTTTTACGAATTTTTCCGAATCAATTAGTTGCATATGCAACTATCGGTGTTGAGATTTTTTATTTTATGTTAAATTAAATCAATTTTACATTTCTTAACGTAGAAAATAACAAGTAAATAAAAAATTATAGTTAAATCATTTTAACTAAAATGAGAAAAATTATGACAAAAGTAAAAAATAACAACAATCAACATTTTTTACTTTTCTTGTTCAAAGCATACTTTGGACGTGAAAGTAAAAAATCTTGTGTCAAGAAAGATAAACTATCTTTCTAAACACGTATTTGTTAATCGCTTAAACATTTGCAGTTAATTAATTTAACTAATTGTTTTCGTATTGTTTTTTGCGCTATATTTGCAGGTGAAATCAGATAAAATGTGTGTGTAAAGATGGAAGAAGAAATAGAGATTAAACTTAGGTTGCCCGAATCAAGGCGTGTCATATGCCTGTCCGATGCAATGCCCGACAGGGAGCGTTGGTACAAGGGGATGAGGGTTCAGACGTGGCTGTTCGGGTGGGTTACGCTCGTCAGCTTCCGGGATCGTCACTGTTGTCTTAAACTTGACGAGCCTCTGGAGGACGGGACAAAGGCTGTGTTCGTGTCGGAAGCGTCATTTATCAGGCGCGTGCCCGTACCTTTAACTGCAAGGTCTATGGCTGCACAGGTAGCTGGTGTCAGCGTGGAGGGTGAAGTGCTGGAGTACGAGAGGAAGATGAAGAGCAAATGGGAGAAGGAGAGAAAGCGTATAGCGGAGATATGCTCTAGGTACGGGTATGTGATGCCTTCCGAGTGGAAACGGTCGTTGCGCAGATTCGCTTCGTGGTGCGAGGACCAGGTAAGACAGTACGGTCATATCGTGGATGCAGACTACCTTATGCGCCATGATACGTCCGTTGTTGGCGGAAGGAGCGTGGATGACCTTAGGTTCGTGCCCGATGTGGATATGGTGGATGGGACCGGGGCGAACGGGAAGCCTTCTGCCGCTCGCGTTTCACGGTGTGCGCTCATGCCGGGAAGCATCGTCACCGCCATACGTAACGCAGGGAACGAGATGGACAAGTCGGTGTCGTTGTGGCGGAACAGCTATTTCGTGAAGATGAGGCGTTTCGGGTACACGTTCAATACCTGCTGTGACGGGGCAAAGACACGTGATGATGCGTTCACATGGTTCAAGGACATTACCATACAGTACATGGCTGACCTTATAGAGTATTACGGGATAAGACGTGATTCCATCGTGTGCCGGAAGCTGGAGCACATCGCGGACGTGTATTCTTCGCTTGATGATATGGACTCACGCCCTGACATATCAACGGACGATTATGACCTGTATCCTGTTGTGATGTTCGGGAAGGTTGTGGACCGGGAGAAATCGGTAGAATCGGTAGAATCGGTAGAGAAAGGAGGGGAAAATGACTGTCGCTGAATCTGCAAAGGCTTCTTATGAATACATCCTTGATTCCGTTATGGGAAAGCTGGCGGACAAGGGCGGTGGTCGCGGTTTCCGTAAAGCCAGGGATGAAGGCGAGTGGAAGCGTTCCATATCCGCTATGGTCGAGATGGACATAGCCGATGCGTGCAGGGAGTGCAATTTCAGACGGCACAGGAGCGGTTCCATCATGGCTTTTGACGGTAAGATATTCGTTCCCATGATGAAGGATGATCTGATGCGTCTGTGCATGGATATGTGCAGGATAAACGGTCTTAGCGAGTTGTATATGACAGATACGAGTGAACGTTTCTATCGTACCATTGTGAAGAACGTGACGCATGAGATATTCAATCCTAAACGTAACTTCATCACGTTTGACAATTGCGTGCTTGATACCGAAACGATGGAGACGTTTGATTTCTCCCCAATGATAGAATCTTGCATACGTATCCATATAGATTATGATCCGTCTGCGCGAAGTCCGTTGTGGGAGAAGTTCTTGGATGATGTCATTCCTGTGAAGGACACACAGGATGCCTTGCAGGAGTTTGTAGGGTGTGCTTTTGTTGACAGGAAGAAGATAAAGATGGAAAAGATGTGCTATCTGTTAGGTTGCGGCAGTAACGGTAAGTCCGTGTTCTTTGACGCTGTTGTCAATGCCCTGGGGAAAGACAATGTGTCGTATATGGAGATGGCTGATCTGTCAGGTGACAAGTCCACATGCGAGTACAATATAGCGATGATAAACGGGAAGTTGCTCAACTACGCTTCTGAGATGGGCGGGAAGGATGTGAGTGGGGGTAAGTACAAGAAATTCATTTCCGGTGAGCCTACTATGGCGCGTCTTCCTTTCGGTGAGCCTTTCCTTGCCGACATGATGCCACCTTTCATGGCCAACCTTAACAAGATGCCTTCCGTTTCGGACCAGACTTACGGGCATTTCAGACGGTCCCTTGTCATTCCGTTCTATCGTGTGTTTAAGGAATCGGAACAGGACAGGTCCCTTCCGATGAAGTTGTCTAAGGAATCGGCAGCTATTATCAACTGGATAATAGAGGGTGCAAGGCGGTTTGTGAAGAACAAGGGTGAATTTACGAGAAGTTACACGATAGAATCTGTTACGGAAAACGCAAGGCGTGATTCCAACAGTGTACTGTCTTATCTTTACGATTCAGGATATGACTCTTCTGGTGATATTGAAGAAATTGCTATCCGTGATCGTGATCTTTATGTTAAATACATAGCATATTGCAATGACTGTGGTGTTAGACCTTACAGTAAGAGAAAGATGGTTGACATGATACGACAGGAGGGATTTTCCGTTACTTCTGCGTGGGATGAGAACAGGAATAGGTTGTTCCAGATTGTCTTAAGGCGGAAATATAACCCAGAAGAATACCTGCTTCAACAGGCTGATGATATAATGAAAGAAGATTTACCATTTTAAATTTAAAAATTGAAATTTATGAAAAAGTTATTAAGTATGATGCTGTTATTTACAGCGATGTCTTTAACGTTCTCCGCATGTTCAGACAGCGGGGATGATGTTGATACAACTTACACGGTTGTTTTTGATGTGAACACTAGTCTTTCCACTACCATTCATTTATTCGAGTGTAATGACAATGGGGAGAAGATAGGTAATAGGTCTGCAAAATTCAAATCAGGTGATTCTCGTACATTTACGGCTGAGTCTGGCGCGTCAAAAGTGAAGGTATATATAGGTGATTTGGTAAACAAGTGGGTTCAACAAGTATTTATACTCAAAAAAGGAGGTGATACAAGAATAACCATTGACGGTGAAACATTGGTTGGAAAGAATGAGCCGTAACTTTATTTAACCGTTATTATTTTTGCCATATTATTTTAATATGTATTTTTGCTGAAAAATTTTATTGTATATGGATAATAAAGAGATTGTTTTATTTGATAGAAGTATTCGTGTTACTTCTGATTGGTATGTATGTGTGTCTGATACCCAGTGTGCGATAAATGAAGCTCGTAACAGGACTGGTTTGAAAAGGTATAATTTCAGCCAGTGGTTAAAGACGCTTTATGTAAGTGACATGGTTTCCAGTATTAATGAGAGCGGCAAGGATGCTTTCAAGGTTGAGTTTGACAATGATTCGGGTAAGATAGAGCAGTATTGTCATTTTGGTGTGTTTGTTAATATGATTTTGTCGGCAAGTCCTGTTAGTGGTGTGCTGGACAATGAGGATTGGTTTAATGATTACGTTTGTGATGTATATTCCATTGACGGTCATGTTTATGAACACGCCAAGATACTTGCCGTTGGCGGTTTGTGGCGTTATACGACAAAGAATGCCAGGTTCAGTGATGATATCCGTATGATGGATGATATCATGTATTCCGTTCCTGATGGTGACAAGGATGCCGTGTATAGCCTGTTCTTTGATTTGTTAGGCACGTTTTATTACAATTGGGAGTTTGCGTTGCGTTATGCAAAGAAACTTCTTTTAGGGGATGTGGAGGAATGATATGAGATGGACATTAATGAACAAATGAACACTATTATAAAAATTTAACACATAATATTCCCTAATATCGTTATATAGTATTACATTTGCACCATACAGGGATAGGAACGGAGTAGCTACCTTCCGACAAGCCGAAGTCAGTACGGCTTCCCTGTTCTCCTTTTTACTGGCAAAACATAATACTGGCTAATATGCAATTAGTTTATAAATTCGACATCAACCATTCCGACAAGCTTTGCGCTATCTGCCGTGTTACGAACAACCTGTACAACCAGGCGTTGTATATCATTCGTAACGAGTTGAAGGATAACGACAGGTGGCTGTTCTATCCCGACTTGGACAGGATAATGAAAAATGTCACCAATCTTGAAGGTACGATAAATTACAGGCTTGTGAAATCACACGTAGCCCAACAGACATTGCGCATACTTGACAAGGCAATGAAGGGATATGTCAAGGCTGTAAAGGATTGGTCCAAGAATCCGGGGAAGTATAACGGTAAGCCCGAACTGCCATGCTATCACAAACGGGGTGGGATGAGCAATGCGATATACACCAACCAGTCGTGCAAGATACATGACGGGTATATAATCCTTGACCGTGACTTGAAAATACCCGTTCCTCAATGGGAGAAGTACAAGGACAGAATCGAACGGTTCAAACAGGTTAGGATAATTCCAAAGCGTACATACATGACCGTGGATGTTGTATATGATTGTGGCTGTTCGGATAATGTCGGTACGGGTATGGCTTCAATAGACTTGGGTGTGAACAACCTTGCCACGCTGGTGTGCGGATGCAATGCGCTACTGTTTTCAGGCAAGGTTGTCAAGTCATACAACAGATGGTTTAACAAAACATTGTCCATGCTGCAATCCATAAAGGACAGGCAGGGGATAGAGAAACTGACAAACAGGATGAGAAAGATGTATGAGAAACGTGAACGGTTTATGAATGATGCGATGCACAAGACAAGCAGGCGTATCGTTGATTATCTTGTATCACACCATATAGGCACTCTTGCTGTAGGCTACAACAAAGGATGGAAGCAATCCGTCAATATGGGCGGAGTAAACAATCAGAAGTTTACATTCATCCCTTTTGCGAGGTTGAGAAGCTGCCTTAGATACAAGTGTGAACTTGCAGGTATCAACTATATCGAACAAGAGGAAAGTTACACTAGTAAATGTGACGCTCTGTCTATGGAGGATATATGCAAGCATGATAGTTATCTCGGTAAGCGTGTCAAGCGAGGGTTGTTCAAGTCGGCAGTTGGAAAGGTTATCAATGCCGATGTCAACGGTGCGCTTAATATCGGAAGAAAAGTATTCGGTGATTCTTTTATGATAGCTGATATCGGGCGTTGGTATCGCCCCGAACGAATTAACGTTTTAAAATGTGTGTGAAGATGTACATTAATGCCATTGATTATGAGTATATATTTGCCAATCTTGATACTGTGCTTGGTCTTCCTCTAAGGCGTAGGGGGAAGAGATGGACTTTACCTGCCCGGATAAATCTTGAGAGCCATAGCAGGAAGGATAAGCTGGTTTTCTATATGAACAAGTCGGGCAGTATTACCGTTACCGAGCAGGGCGGTGATTCTGTCAACCTGTTTGACTTTCTCGTGTCTTATCTTCCCGGTTGCAGTAGTGCTTCTGATGCTTTTAGGATTCTGTCAAGCCCGGAAGGTTGCAGGATGAGTTTGAAGGATTTTTACGAGAAGGAGTATGATTCGGGTAGACAGGAATCAAAGTTTGTTGATGTGAAGTATGTTGACAGGCTTAGCGATGCCGGGCATTGGAAGGGTAATAACCTGTACGAGTACCTTTCAGGTGTTTTCGGTGTTGATTCCGTGAATGATGTGTTTTCAAGGTATAAGGTAGGATGTCTTGGAAAGGAATCCGCTGTGTTCTGGTATTCCGACAAGGATGGTAACGTGTGCCATGATAACAGGATAAGATATGAGGTGAACGGGCACAGGAAGAAGGAAGCCCATGCTTTCAGGAAGTTTACTACGGGCGAAGGATTTACCTATCGCGGTTATTTTAAGCCGTTTTTAGGGGAGTATTGCAGCGATGCGATAACTTGTATGGTTGAATCGGAGAAAACTGCCATAATAGCTTCTATGGCTTTTGGTAACGGTTTTATATGGACAGCTTGTGGCGGAATGAACCAGCTTGGAAATAAATTGCCAAAAAATGTTATTTTGTTCCCCGACTTTGATAATAAAGCTATATCTTTGTGGGGTGACAAAGGACGTGTGGCGAGATGGTGGGAATACCCTAGCCTGTCTTTTGGATTGAAGCATAACGATGATATCGGAGATGCTGTTATTAATAATTTGAAGAGTATTAACATTAAAGAATTTAGGAAATGGATATTGGAATAGGAATTGATTTTAAGGAAAATCTTCTTTCATTGCGTAATTATATCTCTTTGGGATTTAGTTGTGATGATATTGATTTCAAGAACGCGGCTATTGCTTCCATTGATAGAATGATGGAAGAAGTATTGGATGAGCATGATGTGAATTTCTTTGACGCATTGCAGAATGCGATTGACAATCTTGAGGAAATTGATAAAAAGAATGATGTTCGTGATATTTTCTGTGATTTTTACCATGTCATGGACAATAATGAACGTGTCATGCACCGTGAGTTCTTTGAAAAGTTGAAAAAGTATCGTGAGAGCAAAATAGAACGTGTTGTCCCATTAACTGATCATGAACTTATTATCATAGGAAACAAATATTTTGATTTGAAAACTGGTGATGAATGTGTCGTTGACAGTATTATTAGCATGTTGAGTTTACGTTACGGGGTGGACACATGTGCTGTTTTGTATGTAGACCGTCTTGGTAATCGCATAGCATGTTCTGTTGATGATTTCAGGAAAAAATTCGGGGTAAAAAAAAGAGCATGAACAGAAGAGGTGAAATAAAGATTGACGGAAAGGTTATGGGACCTGATTACGGGAAATACTTTTATTCTCCCCGTGGTAATATGTGGGCTGTAACCTTGTGTACGTATGACTGTGATGATGGTCGTATGTTTGAAAAAATAGAATTGTATAGGACAAAGGATGAGGCTAGGGAAGCCGCATTTAGATTAAACACGGATGTTAAAAATGGATAAAGTAAAATTTGTAAAATTAAGACGGGATGCAGTTCTTCCCGAAAAAAAAACTGATGGTGCTGCCGGGTATGATTTGTATGTTCCTGACAACACATTGATAAGAAAAGGTCGTAATCTGATTAAACTTGGTATAGCCATTCAGATGCCATCAAATATGAAGGCTATTATCAAGCCGCGGAGTGGATTTTCCCTAAAAGGTATTATTGGTGTTGACGGGAAGTACCATGACGCTGATGTGTTGGATGGTGTTATTGATTGTGATTATACTGGTTGTATCGGTGTTATAGTGAAGAGTTTTGAGAAAGAGCCTTTCTATATTGTCGCCAAGGAGAGGATTGCTCAGCTTCTTTTCAGTAATTATATTGAGGTTGAATTTGTTGAGGTTGAAAGCCTTGATTCAACGGATAGGGGTGATGGAGGTTTTGGTTCCACAAATAATTTAGGCAAATGAGAAAGAAATTTTTATTATTTTTAGCTATTTCTTCAATAGTATTATTGGGGTTGTGTAGTTGTTCCGATGATAAGGATGATGAATACAAGGATGCTATTATCGGTACATGGGAACTTGTTCAGGTAAAAGTGGATGGTAGATGGTATCCTATGATAAGACCTACTTACGCTAAGTTTAATCAGGATGGTACTTATGTAGGAAGGGGCTATTTTGGAAATGGTTACGGTACTTATGATATTTCTGGTAAAACCATTACATGTTATGTTGAGGGATATGAGTATGTAAGATACGAGATTGTTGAACTGATGTCCAACACATGTACGTTGAAGATGATGATGGGAGGTGACAGTATGGATATTAAATGTGAAAAACGATGAAAACAAAAAAGATAAACAAGATTTACGACAAGGGCTATGATAGTGTATTGAACAAGTATTTTATCTTAGCCATGTTTGTTGAGTTTGGTGAAATGAAGTATGATCGTATTTTCTTTTCTGATAAGAAGGATGCGGATAACATAAAAGTTGGTGATTTGTTATGATGGGAGTTACGTTGAACAGCAGGGCTAAAATTATAAACCGTGATAAATACATTTCACTTCACGGTGAAGATTCTGTAAGCAAGTCAAATGTGTTCGGTAAATTTGTCACTGTTAAATATTGTTTTGAGAATGGTGAAAAGTTTCTTTGTGCGGACGACCAGGGTAAAGAGTATATTCTTTTCTCGGATTGTATTGCTTATGTTGATCATGTTAAAGAGAGAAGCATTCTTGATGAAGCAAAGGATATACGTAGTAACAGCAGGCAGTCTGATTATGGTGATGCTGTAGTCAATTTTGAAAATATTTCCAAGATTGCTTCTTTGATTACGGGAAAGGAATTATCTCCTTATGACTGTGTGGCTGTTCAGATAGCTTTAAAATTATGTAGACAGGGATTCCATAGAAAGCGTGACAATATGGTTGACTTGGCTGGTTATGCTGATATTATGCAATTAATTGTAGACAAGGAAAATGGGGAAAAAGGCTGATAATGCGTTGCTTTTTAGGAGGGTCTTGTCGGCAAGCGGACTCTCCGATATTGATGTAAACAGGAAAAGCAGGAAACATGATATCGTGATGAACCGTGCGCTTGTGTGTTGTGTCATGCGTGACATGGGATTAAGCATGTCTGAGATTTCTGATTTCTTATGTATTGACAGGAGCACTATATATAATCTTTTGAAATATACTTCTGAACTTGACGAGAAGGTTAAGTATGTAAAAGGCAAAATGAAGGAGGAGAGATAATGCGTAATAAGAAAGGATGGGGTAAACTTCCCCTTAGTAACAATCTTCTTATTGACGATGAAAAGCAGAAGAAGATTGAGATAGCCAAGAATATTGATGATGCGGACGAGATGGAGTTATGGGCTGCTTCGGCTTATGTTATAGATACCAATCCTGTATTGTTTTATAAGGCAACCCATGAAGTTGATAAAGACATGTCCGAGCGTACTTTGTTGATGAAAGCAAGGCAATGGGTTAATTCTCCCAGGATAGCCCAGATTGTCAATTATGCCAAATCTTCCATGCTTGCTTCCGAGTATGTCACACCTGCCATGAGGCGTGTTTTGGAAGAAGAGAAGAGGGAAAAGACAAAGGAATTGATAAACAAGGACAATCTTGAATTTGAAGATGCTATAAAACTTATAGAAAGTTTCCTTAAACGTTCTGATATTGACACTGCTGATTTTAAGGATGTAAAAGGTGCTTTGGACATGTTGGCCAAGTTTAAGGGTTGGTTGTCTGATGATGATGATGCTGGTGATGATTTTTATGATAAGACTACTATAGCATTCTTTCCTTATGACTGTGACTTGTGTGTTCGTGCTAAAGCAGGATTATGCAAGAAATGTGTATATCATAGGGAGTCAACGGGTGATCTTAGCGATGATGAACGTAAATGGATAAAGGAAAACGATACATGGAAAGGATAGTCTATGTCTGTAAGGAAAACTACTAATTTAACGGTAAGGAATAAAGAAAGGGAAAGGCGTGTAAGGGAAATAGAGGAAGAGGGAGTATTTGATTATTTCCATAAATTTACTCCTGCCCAGTTGTACAGATACCTTTCACCTCTATGTAGTATTGATGCGTTACGGATATTGCGTTTGTGTATTGTTTCCGCACAGAGGGGAGATAATATGATAACATTGAAGTTTATAAGGAGGCAACTGAAATATAAACCTAGGCGTTCTGTTTTTGATTCATTAATAAATGCCGGATTGATAATAGAACCAGTTCCTAATGTTTTTTCCTGTACGGTGAAGGTAAATGAGTATTCTCATATATTGAGCATGATGCGTATTGATGATAATGCTCCCGATGTCGTAGATGTGGATGATTTAAATTGTTACAAAGTTGTAGCAGAAGATAATATTAGTTACCGTGTCGTTAGCAAACGTGGGAGTGTTATAAAGAGTTTCGCTGAAAAGAGTGAAGCAAGCAATTATCTTGACGAACTGTATTTTCCTAAAGGTGAAGATGGTGACGTGGAAGCATTGTCGAAAGAGGAAGAGGAAGAATTAACCATTTGATTAACTATTTTTAATATCGTTTTCTGTATTAGTTTATTTTTTAATATTACTTTTGTCGCATGAGATATTGCTATGATAAAGAACGGTATGATTATCTTGTCAACGAGATTTTAAAATGTGGCAAGATACTTAAAGAGAACACCACTAACGGTAAGGAAGTTAGCTGGAAGGTTTTCTGGATAAGGGTGGACGCTCACAAAAGAAGGCTGTCCGCAATGAGAGAGTTGGACAAAATAAAAGAGGAAAAGTATAAAAAATAAAAAAAAATGGATTTAGTATTAAATTGTAAAGTAAAAAAAGTAGGTCAGTTACAGACTGGTACAAGCAAGGCAGGCAATCCTTGGCAAAAGAGAAATTTTCTCGTTGAGGAAATTGGTTCCATGTATGCCAAAGAGGTGTATTTCTATGTAATGGGCAACCTGTGTGATCTTCAATTGAAAGAGGGTGATACTATTACTGCCCATCTTGAAATCAGAGCAAGAGAATACCAGGGTAAATATTACAATGAAGTTGGGTGCTTTAAGATAGATATGCCGCAACCAGCACAAGCTCCATCACCTGCACCTGTCCAGCCTGAAAGACGGGATGATTTACCCTTTTAGCATTGCAATGCTGTCCGAAATGTGTGATTTTTGCTTGTATTGATCAAATTCTTGTTTTTGTTTGCGGATGGAGGTTTATCTTTTTTGCCATATTTGAGGTTTCCTCCATCCGATTTTATTAGTAGTTATGAAACGAATAAAGAGTGAATATCCTTTAGCTGATATATTTAATTTTGTGTTGGGCAAGTTATCTGTTTTGAAATCTATTTCTAAGCCTGTAACTTTCTCTTCCCGTGATAATGCTATCCCTGCATTATTTTACGATGTTGTGTTGTATGAAAAATACTTTAGGCACTGATATACAATCGGACACCACAGATAAAATCAATTCATTTCAATTTGAGTGCCATCACTTCTAATGATGACACCAACAGCATTAACAGGAACTTTTATCTTAATGCTTAATTCACAAAAAGAATAACTCATAATATATATAAATTTAGGCAGTAATTATTATCTTTGTGGTGATTTTGCCACCGTAGAAGATCCTTAAAGCAATATTTGTCTTATGGACTGTTGCCTGGATCTTAAATTCACGCATAGATTTAATAAGGAGCGTTTTATAGGCCCCCTTTCATTTAGCCTATAATCACTCCTTATTTATTAGGAATTTATAACCAATTAAACATTATATACATGAAGAATTTGTTCAAAATGTACAGAGATTGGAGAAATAGAAAGTTTGTGGAAAAGATAAACAAAATCTATTTTAAACAAGATAATGACGGCAATCTTTTTATGGAAGGAAGCCTGTATGTTTATGGTAAAAACAACGGTGTAATTTCATCATGGGTGGATAAGTCGCTTGATGATGTCAAAAAGTCTATATCTGATTTGCCATGAGAAAAAAAGAACTTATTAAAAAAATGAGAGAATATCAGTCTTGGCGGAAAGGTGCTGATATTCCCATGATGCCACCATCCGAAGTCACAAGGATTATTGATTCCGCAATAACGGTGATAGAAAAGTCTGATACAAGCAAGGCGAATGCCGTGCTGTTCAAAAAAGAAGTGATAGACAAACTTCACATCACTGTGGGTGCTATGATTTTGGACGGGTATGACGAGTTAGATTCCTGTGTAAAGTATGTTAATGACTTAATACGTGAGTTAGATGAAAATTAATTTGTTTGTAAACGGAAATTTGGTGTGCGACCGAAGCGAAGCGAGGGAGCACAGGGGCAGTCTAGCTGCACAGGGGCAGTCTAGCTGCACAGGGGCAGTCAAAGTTATAACACTATGTGGTGAGGAACTTCCTAGTGATTATGACATTTCTGATGCTGTTATAATTGATGGCGATATTCATTGTCGTAGTATCAGTTATAATGGCATTGTTGTTTGTAAAGGTTCTTATACCGTTATAGAGGAAGGGGGTGATTATGGGTCACTCTAACGGTAAAATCACTGCACCTGTCGGATTGGATAGTGATGTATATCCTACTCTAGGTATCGGTCCTACTAGTGATGGCTATGATTTGGGGTATGCGTGCGCAAATACGCATGGGAGAATAAACAGATATTCATATATCAAACCAATTGATAGGTCTGATTTAGGTGTTGTGCAGTTTAACGACTCTACATATACTGCGTTTACAAAAATGATAATATATACAATAGGAAATACTGTTCCATCTAGCACTATTGCAGAGTATAAATCTCCTAAAAGTGTATATCGTATTACTGATTTTGATGGGTATAATCATGTAGAATATCCTGTTAAACTTAATATAAACATTCTCCCGTCAAATATATTAGATTATGATACGTATAGTCAAACTGTAAAACTTGATTTAAATGGAAGTTCTAGAAATCTTTTATCATTACTTATAAATGACACTGTTTCTAGCTCAATAAAATCATGGAGGTGCGCTATTTTAATTATTGCAGAGAAGAATGGTAGTAGAAGATTTTTCCTGGGAGAAAAAGGTACTTCTGATAGCCTAAGATTAGGTTTTTCTCCAAACAATTCAAACATTTATTCTGCTTTTAAAAGTATGGATATAGGCACTTGGTCTTGTACCATAATGGCTGTAGCAGTACATGGAAGTCACCCTGACAGTAATAATGAAGCACATGAGATTTCATCATCTACAGGATATAAATTCCCTATTATTCCAGAGTGTTTTGGATATAAGACAAAAATAACAGGTGTGAAAATAACTACTCCTAAAAAGAGATTTTTCTATAAAGTTATTTTTATAGATAATTCAGGTAGGGGAACATACATACCTTATGACATACGTGTGCAAATGGTTGTACAAGATAATAATAATAAAACTTTATTTAATCCTGGTATTAAGACATGGGGTGATATAGAACGTGATTCTATTTCTGTTTCTGGAAGAGAATACATTTACGAAGAAAATTATACAATAGATGATGGAAGTGGTAGATTAACAGGGTTAAAATGTTTTATGACAATACCTGATTATGAAGAAGAACCAGGCATTTGGGAAACTCCAAATTTAAGCGGAAGTAATTATTCTAGATACATATATAATCAAGGTTTACATACCACAGAATTGGAATGGGATTTATCTAGTAAAGAAGTTAATGAGTTTAGAGTTTCTTTAGCATATAGAGATTCTTCCCAATAACACATGTTGATATGTCTATAACAAATTTCTTATTCAGTAAACACCGGATATAATATACACAAACAATGGGCATGGAACGGCAGCTTAGGTCTGTCTGTGTGTATTCTGTATTGCTCATCAATGCAGAACTGGCATGGGTTCTTAGATGTTACTGCTGTTCTCCATCCCTTGAAATTTGAAATGTTTTTCCATGAGTTGTAATTTGCTTCATTGAAAATACCTAGAATCATCTGTTGTTCTATAACATACAACTGGCTTATACCGTTTGTAGCATATCCTCTACCGTAGTGTTTCTGTTTGCTTGGCGGAATAAATGATACGTTATATGGTGATGATATGTTATTCCATATCTTCTTTTGAACCTCATCCGTTATTTTTTCTATATTGTTCGTTTTTATTGACAGTAATGTATTGGCAAGATATACTTCAACAACAGCGCGGAATCTGTTTGTATTTGTGTTTATTCTCTGCTTTGTCGTTTCTCCACCGTATGTCCTTTCCATATATTCCTTAATGCCGTTGTCCGTCATTGAAATATACTCCCATCCAAGATCATCGTTTAATTCGAGTGACAGTTTATTGCTTTCCAGTACATATTGGTATATGTCGTTATATATATCCTCACGAAACTTTTTGGTCAGTTCTAGCACTTTTTCTTTTTGGTTATCTGGGAGTTTTGATATTGACTTAAACGATTTAGCCCCTGCCAAAAGGAATATGGCTAGAAGGTCCTTAGAGAACTTCTCCGCACGCTCTCTAGTTGACGATTTTATACCGTTTGCAAGTCTTTTTACTTGGAAGTAATAGTCTGCAATCTTAGATATTTCTTCTTTGTTGATCATTGGCTTCTACTCTTTCTGTTATTCCGTTTGCTACCATATTTATCATCAAACTCTTGAAATCGCTTTGGCTTTGACATACTCCCACAGCTAAAGCAAGTGGGATTCTTGGGTACAACGCAGATGCTTCCGAAGAAGTCTTACTCATGCTATCCAATTCGGAAATGCCCTTCCGAAGTATATTTTTAGCAGCATTCAAATCCCTATGGTTTATACTGCCGCACTCTGGGCAAACCCATTCACGGTCTATTAATTGTAGGGATTTGTTTACATATCCACATTCACAAGTTTTACTACTTGCGTACCATCTATCAATCTTATGTACGACTACTCCATACTTTGATGCTACATATTCCAGCTTATTTATGAAAGCAGCGTGCGCAAGGTCATTCATCTTTCTGCCCCACATCTTTGTCATACCGGTTAAACACAAGTTTTCAATGAAGATGTAGTCATACTTTCTGCAAAGTTCGTGAGCTAATTTGAACTGATAATCCTCTCGCTTGTTATGCAAATGTTCATGTAGTTTCGCAAGTTCAATTCGTTTTTTCTTACGATTATTGCTATCATTCTTACATTTTGATAGGTTGCGGGATTTTTTGCGAATCTCAGATAGATGCTGTTTGAGGAATAGTGGGTTAGAGTATTCTCTACCATCAGATATAGTTAGATACATTTTCAATCCAAAATCAATTCCTACCGATGCACCATTATGTGTCTTTCGATATGTCTTTGGATTTGCATCCGTCACTATGACTACATAGTATTCGTTTACTCTTGAACGCTTTACAATTACGCGTTTGATATTCCCTTCGTATTCTCTTGACTTTGAGAACTTGAAACGAAATTTACGATTAAGTATCAACTCATTCCCGTAGAGTTTATATCCAGCCTGCTTATATACAATAGATACAAATTCAGCGGTTTTTTTAAATTTCGGTGGTCTTTGTGCAAGTTTCTTGAAAAAACGATTATACGCAGTATCAAGTCTTTCTATTATCTCTTGACGAACTTGACTACCAAGATAATGTCTTTTATATCGTTTGTCAAACCACTTCTGTAAGTGACACCTATTAATGTATTTTCCATATAAAGAATAATATCGTTTCTGCATGGCAAGCGCCTTATTCCAGGTGAACGCAGCTTCTCTAAGCATATCATCAATATGCTTTGTGCGTTTTGTTTTGTATAACTTATACTTAAATGCTTGCATGACTCAATTATTATTTATATCTTTGACACAAAGATAACAAAAACAAGTTAAACATACAAATTTTTGAATAGGAAGATGCAAAAAAGATGGAAAACAAATGTGGGTTGTGTGTATAATCTCGCATACCATATAATATGGTGCCCAAAGTATCGGAAGAGGGTTCTTGTAGGAGATATTGAAAAGCGCCTAAAAGAACTACTATTTCAAAAAGCAAAAGAGAATGATTGGCAAATAGATAACATGGAAGTGATGCCAGACCACGTGCATATATTTATCAAAACAACTCCTTCTGATTCCCCAGCTTTAGTAGCAGCACAACTAAAAGGGTTTACATCACATCAATTAAGAAAAGAGTTCACTTGTCTACGAAGCAAACTACCTACATTATGGACACGCTCTTATTATGCGGAAAGTGTTGGTCATATATCAGAAGATACAATTAAAAAATATATAGATGAACAAAAACTTAAATAAACGGATTTATCCCATTGCTAAAGCAGATGGGTTTTCTCTTAAAATTACTCGTAACAAAAAAAGGCAACAGTAAAGATTCACATCTGCCTGCTGCCAAAGTAAAAACATCGTAATGGTTCATTTATGTGGTGCAAAGTAACATAAAATATGGTATATTTGCAATGGTTAAATAGATAAATAATGTTAATTGTTTTGCAATACCTACTTTTTTTGTACATTTGCAATGTATCAATAAATAAAAAACTATGGAACTATTAGTAGAAAGAAAATGGTGTAAGCCTGATTATACTATAGGGCGTTTGTATATTGATGGTGAGTTTTTCAGTAATACGCTTGAAGATCGTGTTGTTGATGTGAATAAGAACGGAGTGTTTGATGGAAACGAGAAGAAGGTTTATGCTGAATCTGCTATTCCTTATGGAAGATACCAGGTTATATACAACTGGTCCCCAAAATTCGGGCGTAATATGCCAAGACTGTTGAATGTTCCTCATTTTGAGGGTATTCTTTTTCACGCTGGGAATACAGCAAAGGATTCTGCCGGGTGTATCCTTGTTGGAAATAATACATCAAAAGGCAGACTTACTGAATCACGTTATACATCTGACAAGTTGAACAAGTTGATTGACGATGCAATAAAGCGTGGTGAACAGGTTTGGGTTACGATAAAGTGATCAATTATACGTTAAAGGAAATATAGGAGCGATGTTTTTGTCGCTCCTTGTTTTTTAGTAATAATAGATTATGTACAGTGCTATACTATTCTCGCCAATTTTCCATCGGACGGTTTTCCGCCAAACAGGTGATTGATGTATGCAAGACCTTTTTGTGTGCATAGAACAACCATCACGACAAAACCTGGGTGATTCTCTCTTGGAATAGGTTTTTCTTTCATCTCGAAATACCCAGCATCAATATATTTCTGTTTTGGTTCGTTCCTGTTAGCAAAGAATACTCCTGCTTCACGAAGTTTTTTGAACAAAGAGTTTCTCCCAAAAGGCAATCCAAGTATCTTTGCCGCCTGTCCTATATCGCACTTGCCTTCCATTGCAAAGGCTTTGTCGGCGAAGTCGGCTTTCGGCTGGAGCTTGGAATTTTGCTGTTCAAGACACTTAATCTTTTCCTCCGCAATCTCTATACGTTTCTGTAGAATCTGCTGGGAGCGCATCAAGATGTAATCATCATCCTTTAGTAGGGCTTCCCGTCTGTTGAACTCATTGATGAATCTTTCCTTAAACTCTCCGGCTTTTGCCCCAGTGTAGCCCATGACAAGGAAACTAAAACCGTCCTTTGTCATTTCATAAGCGGTCTGTTCTCGATTTCTACTATCGATGTAGGTAATAACGCCAAAATTGGCGGCATTAAAACTCGCTGAGCATGAAAGACTTTCAATGTCTCTGACTACTTTACTATGTTCTTTCCCGAACACTTCCGCAACAAGTAACGAAGTAGTCACATCGTTGCCGTTGCTGTTTTGAAATACTAATTCTGCCATAATCTGTGAACATTTAAGATTATAAGAAATTATATGTGGCAACTTTATCAAAAAGAAAGCGGTTGCACTTTACGCTGTTCACAGATGGCGCATTCGCTACGAGAGCAAATACTATAATCTTACGTAAAGGCAACCGTCAATATCCAATAAGGGCATAAAAAAAACATGTATGATATGGCAACTTAACCGCTTGCTTAACGTAACGAATGCAATCGTCATCTGTGAACGGTACAAAGTTACGCAAACTTTCCATACTACCAAACGAAAACAATATTTTTTTGAAAGCTGCGTCTGCAAAGTCTGCTTTCGGCTGTAGTTTTTCTATTTGTTTCTGCTGCTTTTTATTCTCCAAAGCCAATCGTTCTTTTTCCTCTTCGGCTTGTATTACCATTAGTGCAAGCTCCTTCCGGGAAAGCTCATGCTTTGCCACTTTGTGAAATACTTGCCTATAAACCTCAAAAACTGGACGTACTTTGCGAGCAATAAAAAACTCCATACAGGAAACGGTAAGTTTGTATTCATTTGTAGGTCTTCCGCCTTTTTGGTTTTCCGCATTCTTGCGTAAAACTTGATAATCAATATTTTCTATAAATTGTTCACTTGAAGTTAGTGCTCTTACAGCTTCCTCTTTCCTGCCATAAACAAGCATCCATACTTCATCAAGATTGATTGGGAACTCATTGTCAGACTTTGACAATTCAAGAACTGCGTTGAAATACGATTTGATTTCGCTTTCGCTACTCTTTTTAGATAAGATTAATTCTAACATAGCTATTATTTTAGACAATAAAAAAAACTGCACTACGTGTTGTCTAAGTCTTAATAGCAAAACTCCGAGAGTATTTCTACATCCCGACACGGTGCAGTATATATTTTGTAATGATATACACGTTATATATGGGCACAAAAAAAGCCGATGTATGCGGCTCGTGCCGCTATTAAGTTTAGACACCACAAAGTAAATAATAATTTTTGATATATAAAAACTTTGTGGTGTTTTTTTCTACATCAATCCAAGCACCATACCTACTGCTCCCCAGAATACATCTCTCCATTCGGGCACTCCTTGTCTAAGCCACTTATCGTAGACGATTTATTTCACTACAAGGAGGAATAAGGTTAGTGCTATTGCTGTCCATACGGAGAAAAACCATTGCGCCACGCTTACTAAAAGTATTCCTGCAATGAGGTGTTCCATTCCGTCAACTCTTAAATTGTTAAGGCATATATAGTCCAATGCCCTTCTTATTTTTCTTAGTAAGTTTATAAATTTTCCCATAGTTTAGCTGTTATCGTTGTTTTCATTGTTTTCATTATTTTCCTCTATAACTCTAGCTTCCATATCGTTTAATCTTCTGTCTTGTTCGTCCATTCTATCATCTTCATTGTTTGCAGAAAAATCACTTTCTTCTCTTGCTGTCTGTAATGATATTATTCGGGAGTTCACAAGCTGAACGAGTGTATTGTTCCATTCAGAGAAGTCTATGTATGAGTATGGCTCTATGGTAGCGTTTATTCTTAGAGCGTTATAACCTGTTGCGTCACCTTCCATTACTCCTACATAGTATTTGAATATATTGGCCATGTCATTTATGGCTGTATTCATCATTTGTGCATCACTTCTCGCCCATTCCATTTCCGGCTCGTAATACATTGCCGTTGTTCCAGTAGGTCTGTCACCTGATGATGATTGCATTGGCGGAACGACACCGCTTCCGTCAAGTATTCCGTTGTATATGTTGTCTATTTCGGTGAATAGTGAATTTGAAGCGTCCATTTTACCCATGAACTGTGCATCATCTTCTGCTCCTACACGTAAAATGGAAGTTCCTCCCAATCCGTTTCTTTGAATGTTTATTCTTCCGTTTGTCTTGATAAGTAGCATTTGGAATGCCTGTCGTGTGTTGTATTCTCCTATCATGGACATTAAGAACTCGAAATCGTCTATCAAGTCCTGTACTGCCCCCCAAAATGGAAGTTCAAGCCGTAGATATACTACAGGTATAAATCCCAGGTTATGGAATTGATGCAGTTGTATGATATTTCCGTTTTCGTCAATATCCGTTGCTATATCTCCGTTGGAATCAAGCGTGTAAAACTCATCTTTAGTCCATACATCGACAAGTGTGTCTGTATGTTCTTCTCCGTCAGCCGATATGTATGTGGTTGTATATTCCCTTGCGAAAGCTATTCTTTCCCCTCTTCTGTTTTTATGTTCATACAGTATATCTCCTTTTGAGTAGCTGAAAGACCTGTATTTTATCTCGTCCTTATCCTTATATATATATATGGCAGCATCCCCTACCTTTCCGGCTTCGCTTATAAGTTCAAACTTGGCTGTTTCCATGAGAGAATCAGTCCAGTATTCCTTGTATGTTGTCAGCTTATCCCTGTTCTGCTGGTTTGACGCGCTTTTCTTTATCTGGAATTTAAGAGGATTGGTACATAGGTGTGATACCCTTTTCTTGTGTATCATCCTTTGAAGAGGAAATGCTCGTCTTTGCAGTACATAGGGAGTTGATGCCAATTTCTTTTTTCTTTTCTGAGCACCTACATTCGCGCTTTCATCATCCGATGATGTGGCATCCTCGTCTGACGGGATACTGTCTTTCCAGTCGGGTCTGTTGTGTATATAATGTCCTGATGTATCCCATTGTGCTAGAAAATCATCTTGTGACATATATTTGTATATCAAAGTGGAGCGTCTTGGTTTTTTCTTTGTTCCTCCACCTCTCCCATCGTCACATCTTGACGGAAGTGCCACTTTGAACGGTTCTTTTCGTAATAAAACGTCTAATTTTAAAATTTCCATAGGTAATTATAAATATTTTAATTCATCCATTATATCGTTAGGTATGTCAATCATTACATCACATATATCAAAATATGTCCTGTATAAAAATGTTCCTTCTATCAAGTCGGGCGAGCATCCTACAATCTTTTTTGCTTCCTGTTTTTTCAGCAGTCTTAGTTTCCCGTTTTCCCTTTCCACGTCACGTCTTATTGCTCTTCTCTGGTCCATCAGTGCTTCCCGTATTGTTTTGTTCACATACGGTTTTTCGAGAAGTTCCGGGTTTATACTGAATCCGCAATATCCTAGGTTTGTTCCTTTTATACGTGTTACCATCTCATCGGCAAGCTGTGCCCTAAGATCGAAATAGAATCTTACAGGCTGATCATCCTTGCTTTTGTCTAGTCTTTTCGGAACACCTCTAAGTATTGCCAGACTTTCGGGGAATGCGTCACGGAATGTAGGTGCTCCAAGACCGTCAAATGCTAGTCTGTTTTCACCGATTCCCCATTTTCGTAGATTGTTTCTTACCCATCGGTTCAAATCCCTAGGCTTTAATGTGTTTGACCATTCTAGGTCTTGTAAGTGATGTCCTATGAAGTGCCCCATTACACAAACGTCACCAAGACCGTATGCTATATCAAGTGTTGCACATTCAAAATAATCATCGAATACAGGTTGTGATGAAAACACCTCTTCCATCTCGTCTCTCGTTATCCATTCGTTCCCTCCTTTTATCAGTTTCCATGATCCCAATGCATTTATGGATACTTCCTGGGCTGTACCTCCAAGATTTTTCTGATAATCAGGATTGGAACTCATAAGGATCTTGTTATCCTCAAGTCCAGAAGCTATAAAAGTTATATTTTTGATGTATCTTTTGCAGTTTGTTTCATCAATTTTGGTATTTTTACCGAATCTTGCGATAATATAATCTTTTGCTTGAGCAAATACTTCCTGTGGGCTGTCACCCCATGCTGTTTCATGTATTGTGTCTCCATATTGAAAAAAATATCTTACTTTACCTGAACGTTCTGGTATAGCTATCCCATCATCATCTACCCACCATGATACCAATTCTCTCCAATAGTCACTATACGGGTTTGGATTACAAGCTCCTGAGAAACTTGTCCTAAGTCCAGAGGAGGAACGCAATACTGTTTGAAGATAGTTTACAATCGGTTCTGTAGCCTGTGAGCATTCGTCTACAACTACTTTAACAACATTACCTCCTTGTTGTCTATCTTTAAAATCATTTATACCCTTTTCTCCTGATATGCAGGCATCTCCGAAATAATCGTATCGTATTTCTCCACCTGCATCCAATCTTGAAAGACGTTTAGAGTCTATATATTCTCCATAAGGTTCAACCATTTTTGAAACCACTTTCAAGATACCATCCGCTTTTTCTGCGGATGTCTTATCTTTACGAAATACTAGTGCGGAAAATGAAGGATGGTTGCATGAACTTAGTATGTCTATTCCAAGGCAAACAGATTTACCTCCACCACGATTACCATGCAGTATTTTTATTCCTGCCCTGTTTCTTAAAAATTCTTCTTGCGAACCTTTTTGTGGTGCAAGCATGTTAACTTTGTATCCTTTACTTCTTCTGTCTTCTATGTATCTTTGGACAAAATCAAGATGTCTATATGGAATAATTCCCCTTTTGCCATATCGTTTTAACGATTTGACAACATCTTTAGTCTTTAAACCACGATATTTTAAGTCTATTTCTTCCATTGTCTTATATTGATTTCGCAAATATAATATTTTTTATAATATTTTTTTGCATATACACAAAATTTAACTACATTTGCATCGGTAAGAGGTACTTACTATGTGCAAAGGTCTTGTGCATGAACTAAATAAAAATAATAGAGTATATGGATGAAAATGTAAAAGTCATTTTTGAAGGTATCAAGAATGCATTAGGAGAAAGTAGCTCCGTTATTACAGATCGTACAATTGAACAGACAATCAATGAGTTCTCACCGTTCGCACCGCAAGAAAATGCGGAAACGTTTTGGAACGAAAGTGTTGTTGCTCATTTAAAGAACACAGTGGCAGGTCAGGTAAGAGCATTCGCTTCTGACAAGCGTAGAGAGTGGGATGCAATCAAGGAACAGGAGATATCCAACTTGAAAAAGGAATGGGAAAAATCACATTCGTCACAACAACAACAACAACAACAATCATCCGAACAGAAACAGTTTGAGTTGCCCGATGATGTCAAGGCTAAACTTGAAGAGTTTGAAAAGTTCAAGAAAGAGTTTGAAGCTAAAGAGCAGGAGGAAAAGCAGAAGCAGATTGTAACTGAAAAGCGCAAGAAGCTGTCTGATTTGATTAAACGCCCGGAAGCGGGTATGCCTAACGAGTTGTTGCGCAACATCATTTTTGAGAACATTCAGATTTCGCCCGAAGAGGAAGATACAAGCATTCTTCTGAAAATACAGGGAAAGTACAATGAAACGTGTACTAAATACACAAAGGATGGCATTAATCCTTTTATCTCTGACAAGGGTGGTTCTAGCGATGTAAAGTCATTCATAGATAGAAAGAGAGAAGAAGATAAGGCTAGCAAGGAAAACAATATTGTCAGCCGATATTACAGTAAAATTAACAAATAGTTTTTTTAATTATGAAAGCAGGAGTTCTTGCAACAAGTTATAGTAAGATTGGTGGCGCAAGACATATCTTTTCTAATGATACGTCTTTGCACGTACTGTTGGTAGGATGTAACGTTCCAGTAGAACGTATGCCTACAGTTGGGAACAAACTTCCGGCTGGTACCATGATTAAATGCGATTCCTCAAAACAGGATGGCGGTGATATTCACTATTCATTCAGAATGTATGAGAAATCGGATTCTGGTGCTACGGTAAAAGTTGAAAAAATCATGGGTAATACAGTTGCCAAGGTTGGCATGGTTGTCGGTAAAGCACCTACTACTGCCGCAGGTACTACAACTGGTTTTACCATTAACGCTATTGATTCGTCTCATGACGAATATGACATCCTTACATTGTCCGAGGATGCAGGTAAATTGGAATTGACCGATATTTTGGTTGAAGTTACACAGGTTGGTGCTAGCGCAAAATTCAAGGTTATTCCTAATGCTATCCTGCCTTATGATGTTGACACCATTCCCGGTGCCACTCTCTATCCTTTCAACGGTGCATGGATGGTGACAAGTGAGATTTTGGAAAAACGCATTCCGCCCGTAGCTTCGGCAATCAAAAAGGCGATGAAGGATGATGAATCATATCCTTGCGTTTTCCGTTACACATTGTATAACTAATTAAATTTTTTGTTTTATGCAAAGATCGACATTTAGTTTCTATGATTGGCATTTCTCCGGGGAGATGCAGGAACTTATGGATTATGCCAATCAGAAATTTGATAACGAAAACTGGAGAAGCTACGGAGATTGGGATGTTCCTCAGATGAGTAAATCATGGAATGTCATGGTTGACGAATACACACAGGCTACCCGTCCTGTAATGCTGGCTCCTTTGGCTGAAAAGCCTATCATGGATACTACGGGATTTGAATGGTATTCTGGCCGTATTCCGAAGATGGGTCACGCCATTCAGTTTATGGAAACCGATATTCAGGAGTTCTATGAACTTGACATTCCGCAAGGCGCATTGCTTGACAAGATCCGTGAGAAATGGTACACAAAGATGGAAGCGTGTATCCAAGGTTTCCATACCGAGTTGAACTGCATGACTTATCAGGCTCTTTCTACAGGTATGCTTAACTATACAGCTAGTGGTACCAACTCAATCCCTGTTCAGATTGACTATCGTGTTCCTGCAAAACACAAGTTGAAAGCGTTGAAGCAGAAATGGTTTAGCGATACAGACTGGACACCGAACGAGAATGCAGATCCTATTAAAGACCTTCAAAGAATGTGCAAGATTGCCGATAATGACGGTGTACCATACGATCATTTTGAAATGTCAAAGGATTTGTATGATAATTTCTTGATGCACCCGAAAGTGACAGCAGCAGTACAGGCACGTCTTGTTCCTGCCGCAGCATCTACTACAATCTATCCTATGAACAATCAGGAAATTGTTGATGTGCTGATGAAGGTGTTCTCTATTCCTGTGATTATTCCTGTTGATGAAAAATCAAAATGGAACAAACTTGGTGTGATTGAGGAAGCCAAACCGTCTTTTGAAAAGAACACCGTTGTTCTTGTTCAGAGCGGTCAGTTCTTCCGTATCAAGAACTCACCGTCAATGTATTTGCAGGATACCAACCCGGCTGTACGTATTTCTTCTTTGGAAGGCGGACGTATCGCGTTCTTGCATCAGTATTCTTCCGAACCGTATGCGGAGAAGAGTTCAGGTGAGTTGTGGGCATGTCCTGTGATGAAGAATCCGAACAACCTTATCATTATGAAGGTTGACGAACAGTCAAATACGGGATTGTAAAAGGTTGAACCATGAAGGTCATTATTGATATAAATGGCGAAGGCACAGCAAAGGGCGCAGGGGAGTATTTCATTGGAGATACTCTCACGCTCCAAGCTATTCCCGAAGAAAGTGTAGAGTTCGGATACTGGCTTATTGCCGACAATGAAACATTGAAGCCGGAAGATAGACTGAAAGTTTCGGATAATCCGTTCACTATTCAAGTTACCCCTCAGATAACAGCAAAGGGTAACATGAAGGTGGAAGCATATTTCTATATGTCTATGCGTGAATATCTGAAAGCACAGATTGACTATGAGTTGAAAAACACATCGTATATCAGTGTTGCCCAGAAATGGGGATTCCGTTTGTCTGATGACAGCCGTGAAACGTCTGAGATGAAGAAGGATTTGGCTTATGCTGACTTGTTGCTCATTGTTTGCACTGCCCCTTCAACGATACAGGGAAAGACGAAGAAAGCCGGGAACTGGTCAATTACCGACACAAGCAAGACTATTTCTATCAATGACAAGAAAAGATTGGAGCAACGCGCAAAGGATTTATACGCCAAATGGGGTTTGAATTTGGATGTTGGAACTGATGTTGAAATAACTAGATTAAGATGGTAGTATGGGAAAAAGTATTTTAGGTGAGGATATGTTTCCTGATATGGTGAGAATTTATCAGAACAAGAACAGTTCGGATAAATATCAGACCACCCCGTATTGGGAGATGATATACGAAGGAAGGGCAAACATACAGGAAAAGGATACAGGTTCGGAAACGAATGATGTTGACAAGTCCGAATATGCTGCCTACCTAGAAGATAACGATGTAACCATACCTTCCGGGTGTCTGTTGGATTGGCAGAATTTCAACCATCCGTTTTCGGACAACAGCAATAGCTGGCGTGAGATAAAGAAACCTCCATTTAACAATATGGAATTTGGTACGGTGATATACTTTAACCAAATAGAAAACTAGAATACTATGACAATCAATTGGACGGAAATAATACTTGCTTTGTTGGGTACAAATGGCATAACCCTTCTAACTTCAATATTACTGTTTAAGCAGAAGAAGGAAAAGATGGAAACTGAAATTGATTCTTCTACCTTGGACAATCTTGAAAAAGGGTTTGCTATTCAGGGTGCTCAGTTGAAAAAGGCACAGGAAGAAATATTGAGTTATCAGCAATCTCTTCATGATGCTTATCAGAAGATACAGGAGCTTTATAATGAGATGAACAAAATCAAAAACGAGTTGAAATGCGCAAAAGATGATCGAGATTCATTAAAAAAGCAGATTGATAAACTGAGTAAACCAGTAACAAGAAAGACAAGTACAAAAAATGCAGGCAAATAACAACGATAAAGTATTGAAAGAGTTTGGTAGTAATGTCCAGCTTGCTTTGGATGCTTCTATCATGCAGTTCATGGAAGATATCGCCACGAATATCATGGATGATATAAAAGACATAGAGGGATTTACCAATCAGACTTTCAATCTTGAAGATAGTTATGGCTGTGGCATTTATAAAGATGGGGTCCTAAAGAAGATTGTGTGGGCAAATGCAACGAAAGTTGCAAATGAACCTAGGAAACGTAACAATGTAGAATATTGGGGGCGTGAACTTGCCGAAGATTTCTTCAACAGTTACAAGTCTGATAGGTCCGGAAGATACGAACTAGTTGTAGCTGCTGTCATGTTTTATGGGAAGTATTTGGAGAATTACCATTTATTGAATGTTCTTACAGATTCTTGGCTTAAAACAAAAACAGATTTAAACGGAGGTAAATATACTGTAGTTTTTAAAAAAATTGCAGCTAATATGTTGAACAAATATTTTAAGTGAGGTAAATGGGGTACTTTAATCCTTCAACGATAAATACAACCTTGTACAATATTGTATTGGACGAGAATATTGCTGATGATGTATATAAAGTACAGCGTCCTGCAAATGTTGATGATAAGGTAACGAGTTTTATTGTCGTAAACAATAATACTAGGATTGTAAGCAACACTGAAAATGGTCCTTATGGACATTTTGGGAAGGGCGAAACAATGGCTACGGTTACTTTGTTTGTTAGAGCATTACCGGGTAATATTTATCCGTCAATTATGGATGCGTTAAGTGAGAAGATTGTGAACTTATTTCCTCAAAAGGCTGTGCAGCTTCATTTTAAAATATTTAATGTTTTACCACCAATGTTTGATGGTGTCGGATTTTATTATACATCCGTTCTGTTAAACGTTGATATTTATAAAGATTAGCCGCATGGGAACCGTAAGAAAAAAGAGTGAAAACGCATCAATAGATACGTTTTCGACATATAGTAATAACCTTTTAAATTTAGAAAATAGAATGGCACGAGTAAATTTAGACACCAGCCCTGCTTACTTGAACGGGCAGTCGGCTGCTTTAACTTTTGATCCTATTGAAATTACCGATTCGACTCAATATTCATCATTTTTGAATCCAAAAATCCTGCCTAATATTGAGTCTGGTACTACAGAATCCGCAGGAACGGACGCTGACACTTCTGAAACCAAGAATGAACAGGGTGCTACTGTGTTCCAGAACATCACACCTGGTACTATGGCATTCACGTTTACAGGTATGTCTACCTCTAAGGCTGCATTTGCATTCTTTACTACTGGTAATACAACTCCTGAATTGAATTTGGATTCTCTGACTGACACACAAGACGCTTTCGGAAAAGGTACTACTCAAAAATTGAAAGCATTTGGGGCAAGTGCGTTTAAACAGTTTGTACGCCCTATCGGTATTATCAATGGTACTGGTGATCGTATGATATTCTTCCCGAAAGCATCATGGGCCGTTAGCTTTACAGGTGCGCCTAGTAACGCAGGTTATCTTGGATTTTCTGTGACAGTTACAGCATTGGAAGTTAATACACAATATTTGAAAACCATGATGGTTCTGGAATTGGATAATTCAGTTGGCGGATAAGTTGTGTTATATATTATTAGCCGGGCATTTTTGTCCGGCTTTTGTTTTTTTAACTAATGTCGTTTGATTTTAATTGACCTTTGTTGTATTTTTGCTAGAAAAAGTATGCATGACAGATAGAGAATTATCAGACAAGTTAAAGTCACAGGCTATAAGTCTTGGACTATGCGAGGACTGGACAAATAACTGGGGTAATCCAGATAAAAATCAATTGTGCGAGAAGTATGTCAAGGGTATTGATTTTTGTCTATTGAATAGATATCCGTCCAATGAAATAATTAAGGAGGAATTTGCTGGAGTACGAGAAAGATATAATATATACGTTGATGATACTAATATTTTTATAAGCAATCCTAAATGGTCTATATTTAATGGAGCTTGTGATTGTGTTGTCACCTATAATGACTATGGTATAGGAGAAATGTATGTCAAGGATAACAGCCATGTAAGTCTTGTTGCGCTTGATAACAGCATAGTACACGTTTCTTTGATTGACGATGCCAAACTTGATATTGTATCGTCTAAATATACCAAGGTGTTCGTACATACAAATACTCCAAAGAACATATCAAAGGTAGATGTGAAAGGAAAATTAATGATTAAACCGTTCAAGTTAGTTTAAAAAATGGGAATATTTAATTGGAAACAACCTGACTTAGATGATCAGATAAAGATGCAGAAGTTTGCCACTCATAAATACAAAGAGGTTATGGTTGGCAATAAGAAATTCAAGGTGCGTGGTCTTAGACTAGGCGCATACGATTATATTGTAGACAAGCTGTTGATACGTGACATTATCAACCCCGATACAGCGAAAAAGGAAATGATTGCAATTATGAAAAATGACGCATCTATTCCGTACAAAGTTGCAGCGGCAGGAGTATTGAACAACTATTGGTTTTTTGAGATAATTCCTTTTGCAAGACGTATATACGCTTGGTGGTTAAGCAGACACTATGACCATAAGGAACTTACTCCGTTGATAGAAGCCATCGTGGAGGGGGCTAATGTAAGTGATTTTTTTACAAATACAATCCGTTTAGCGTTCTTGATAGATACGACAGCGACATTAAGCAAGAAGGATGCCATGAAATTATCTCTAGATGCAAAATCGGCTCACGAGGATCTATCCAAAAAGATTTCCCCCAATTCAGAGGGGATTTAAGGCTATTCGGAGGATTGATGATAATCAAGGACTGGGCTTTGCTATGGAAATATTCATGGAGTTATATACAGGCAGTAATAATGGACCAGCCTAAACTTGATTATCATTTTGAAGAGAAAATGAAGTTGTACAAGGCTTCTCTTACAGAAGATTTATATAAGGAAGCTAACAAGGATGCAAGTGGCTTTATATATAGGTTCAAAGAATCTAAACCTAAAGAAGAACATCCTGATATATTATTAAAAGACGTTTTGCGATGATAACAAAATATGATCCTAAAATATATCCCCTTAAACTGTATGTTGCAGTGGGGAATGACCAATGGGAAAAAATCAATAGAAAATTTACCAATCACAATCATGACCCGATAGATATATCTAAAGATGAAATTGAAGGATGTGATGCCATGACTATTTCTGTAAGGGAAAAAAGTACAAATAATTTAGGCGTACTTATTTGGTTATCCAACGATGGTATAGGAGTAAAGACTGTTGCTCATGAATCTGCTCATTATGTTTGTGATGTGTTTGACTATTGCGATATTTCTATGGGTTATAAAAATGGACAAGACGAGCATTTTGCATATCTTTTAGGATGGTGTGTAGAATGCGTAATGAATAGTGTTACAAAATATTTAAAAAATAATAATTATGAAGATTAGTTTGTTTATTACTGGAAATTTGGTGTGCGACCGAAGCGAAGCGAGGGAGCACAGAGGGGCTTTAGCCCGACAGAGGGGCTTTAGCCCGACAGAGGGGCTTTATGAGATAATAGCCTTAGATGGTAGTGATATACCAGAAGAGTTTGATTTGTCACAAGCTATCATTATTGATGGTGATGTACGTGTGACGGGTAGTTTGGCTTTAGGCGGCAATATCGTCTGCAATAAATTTGTGGAGGTGTAGTCTATGGGTCACTCTAACGGAAAAATTACTGCACCTGTAGGCATTGATGCCGATATTGCTCCTGTACTCGGAGTAGGCAGCTACGACCTTGGCTATCTTTGTTCCAACGCCCACGGTAAGATAAACAAATGGAGTAAATATAAACCTGTCCGATATGCTGATATGGCTATAAACGACAAGCTGGATACATGGTGGAAAGGTGATAACAATGCTAATTGCGGTTTGAACGTAAATGTAAACGGAGATGTTCTTGGTAGCTATAAAGACAACTCCGCCTATGCCTATGACCCACCAAGAGGGGGTGACAAGGAACCTTTTAGGGCACTCGATTTCAACGGTTACGACCATAATGCGGAAGTGTTTCTAAGAACCCGTGTGCTTAAGGATAGTGTCATAACTGTAAATTATCAGGCTCAACAAGTCTACCTGTACCAAATACGATATACAAAGGTTTCCAGTAACAGCATAGTTCTTAGTGACTTGGATTATGCTCTAAGTCATACAGTACCTAATTTGAAATTGGCTGTAGATATATACTATTATAATCCAATGACTACCACCCCTGTTCCAGCAGTTGAAAGAACCATACTTGCCAAAGCTCCTATAGAAGAGGGTGGTACTGGTATGCAAATAGAATTTAAGTTCCTAGAATCTGATATTGGTAGGACTATCTATGCCCTTTTTTACCTACGGGATGAATCATATCCTATGAGTGTTCCCATTCCTTGGGATAATGACAACTATCCTGTTATGATATTTAGAATAGTAAATGAACCTTTAATATCTGCTCTTCTTAACGGTATTGCATATTATGGTCAAATGAATTGGCATGATCTTACTGCTGGCATAAATCCTAGTAACCCGTTTGATATCTATACTAAATATTCAGATATTTTATTTAAGTTTACGGTTACTAATAAAAGAGAGGGGAATACTAACATAACCAAACAATATAGATTTCGTATAGAAGTTAACGGTACTCTTAATTCAGGTGGAAGCGATTCTGTATCTAGATATTATAATGCTGAGTTTGTTACAGGAATAGACATGAATCCTATGACATCAGACATAATACTTTCTGGTAAAGAAACTAAGACTGTTTATGTAACCGTTGGATCTGCCTTTGAAGATTTTGTTACAGGTACATCCAAAATGGTGCGCATTAACCTACAAGCACAACAATCTGGGCAAAATCAATGGACAAATTTAAGCATGAGAGCTATATTTATAAAATCCAGCGGTATGTAGAAACAAAAATTGTTAGGTATTTATATAATTGTATAATTAATTGTATATAATTATCTATCGTGTATAAGCATACAGACGGGTATTACCATAACATTACCGATCCTGTGATTCTTCGGATGAAAAAGGATAGTGGTCCAGCACCTAGTTCAGTAGATAAATAAAATAAGCCCGAAAGTTACACGAACTTTCGGGCTATTTTGTAACCTGAAAACAATATGAAACCGATACCTATGTATCCAAGATTGATTAGTATTTTTTGCCATTTAGACAATTCCTTTTCTACCTTTACTTCTACAATTTTCTCTACGGTTATTATCGAATCTTTCGTCACTACCGTTTCTTTGTCCAAGGATGGAATACTGTCTTGTAAAAAGTCTTTCTTGTTTTTCAAACTATGAAAAAGCCTGCCATCCGACATTATTTTAGCGTCTGATATGGCTAATGATGTTTCCAAGTGTGAACTATCTTCAAATGTTGTATGTTGTATGTGTTCTGTTGGAAGAGTTATTATTTTTGATTGCCATACTACTCTTTCCGTTACTGTCGTGTTGTGGTCTACTATAGTTGTATTTGTCGAAGATGGAAGTAGCTTGCGTGAACAAGAACACGACAGTAACAAAAAAAATAGCAATATAGAAAATGGCTTATTCATCTACTAGATTTGTTGCGATAAGCGAGATAAATTCCTCCTTCGGTATTTCCAATGCTTCGGGAGAGTTCCATTTCACTTTAATTGCACCGTCAGTACCAATAAGTTCAATGATTTTAGCGAATCCTTCAAAAGCGAATTTTCTAGGCTTCATATCACATTCCTCTTTCATTTTCTCTTGGTATGCTTCGGAGTATGCTTTGTTCAGTTCTTCTGTTTCCTTGTTGAAATCTTCTTCTGTTTTTCTGATTTCATCCGCTTCTTTCTTTTCCTCTTTTGTCGCATCTTCCTTTCCGTCAATCTCTTTCATGTGATTGATTTTCTGTGCGCGCTCGTCATATCCTTCCTTCTTTATTTCTTTAAGAACCTGTTGCATATCATCATCGAATGCTTTTGCAGCTTTGTCGTAAGCGACACGCATAAGCATGATTTTTGCTTTCAGTTCTGATGGAAGTTCCTTCCCTTCTAGTGATAAGGGGATATTCAAGAGAGTTAATCTCTTTAAAAACATTTCTTGATTTGTCATATCTTCTTCTTTTAAAACGAAACTGTTGATATTCCTTTTTGATTGATGTAGCTTTTTACATCGGTAACAAAGGAGTTGATAATGGTAATTATAGCGATCTGGGTATCCAATTCCGGGTGGCCATTGTAGTTTATATTTATACCTCCTCCCTGGTTGAAATAAAAAGTCGCTAACATATTTTCCGACTCAAGAGATTTCACTTCTCCGCCATCAAATGAATTGATGTTAGTGCCATCTGATACGTTTACATTTGCTTTTACTTTATACTGTTTTTCATTATTAGCATCATTACTGAACATGACACTAGCACTATTTACGCCTACTAGCGTTACTTTGTTTTCTTCTACAGCCATAGTTATAAAAATTAGTCAATGCAAAGATAGTATAATTGGCTTTATTTACTATTTTTAATGTGTTAAAAAATACTAAAGCAATGTTCTACTAAAATTAATCGTAAACTTTACGCGCAATTAATTCGCGTTGGGAATTGCCATTTCCCTCTACCGATTAGCGTATAAACCGCCTCGTCGGATACTTTTTTCCTTATGATATTAAGTGCAGCATTTACATCAGCATTTATTTCCCATTGGGGAGAAACAAACATTCCTCTCTTAGTGCGTTCACCTATGTATTCTCTATGCTTGCATATTTTTTCCTTATCAATAAAGCTACATTTGCTAGTATAACTTTCTTCCGTTATTATGACGTTTATTCCTTTCAATTGTGCTTTGTATCTAATCATTTCTATAAGTTGTTTGAAAGGTATTGCGACAAATTTCTGATTGTTTACCTTCCCGATATTAACCTCTTGTTTCCATCCTTTATTGTAACCAATGACAATAGTATTGATATTGTTGGAAACTGCATGATTGATTATTATCCTAGATGCTTTGTGTATATAGTCAGAAATTCGTCTGTTTCGTTTTTCTGTAGTTCGCTTAATTCGTTTTGATGAATCTGTCTTAATCCTGCTACGTAGATATGCTATTTTCTTATTGTAATACTGGTTTATTGCCTTTACTGGTTTACCATTAATAATAAATGCAAATCCTGTGTTTGTAGCACATGTGGACAGGTTGTTTATTCCCAAATCAATTCCCATGTACCGTCCGTTGTCTGGCATCATTTCCTTTTCTTGTCTGTTATATACCACTTCCATTACTATATGGTTAGCCTTTGGAACAAACCGTACCTGCTGTATATTATTTTGTTTGGTTGTAGCAGTAAAGGTGTATTGTTTTGGTAGTTTTATAATGCCTTTTTCTCTCTTTGTTGATAAGGATGTTGTGGTAAATATGGCTATAAACCTACCCTGTTTATCTAAATATTTAGGAATATGTATTTTCTCTGTGTATTTTCCCTCCTTCTTTTTCCTTAGTAGCTTAAAAAATGATTTAAAGTTATGGTCAACCAACATTAGTACCTGTTGTGATACGGATGTAGGTAGTGCGCGATAATCACAATTGTTTTCACTTCTTAGCTTCTTATCCAGTTCATAGTAATTAAGGTACTTATGTTCTTCTTTCTCCATGAAGAAGTGCTGTCTAACGTGATATAATCCAGTATTATACAAGTTCTTACACTTATATAATATATCATCCAATTCTGCATAACGCTTATCGGATCTGTGGATTATGTGACGTTCTACTAGTTTCATGAAGTTAGGGCAATTATGTATATTTACCAGTATTATGTTTTGCCAGTAAAAGGAATTATAATATGTTATACATAATATCCTCCTATTATTGACAATGCAAATATACAATATTGTAATTACAATAGAAAAAAATACATGTTAATATATTATAAATATATTATCTTTTTGTTATTTTGATTTTTTTTAGCTATTTTAGCAACTTGAAAATAGAACAAGTATAACCATTTATAATGGTGTCAATTTATTCCTTAATACCATTAATAATTATATATCATGGCTGATATTGATTTAGGAGCATTAAAATTCAAGATAGGACTAGATGATTCCGGTCTTGACAAACAGATAAAGGATATACAGAAGAAGTTGCAGGACACCTTTAACCAGGAGATGTCCTTCAAGCCTATGTTGACCGATATAGGCAAAATGAATGCAGAACTTAGCGAGGTTGTAGATAAGATAAATAAAGCGAATGAAAACGCGTCCAAGGTAGGGAAAGGAAAGTCGAACAAGAAAATGGATATACTTGTTCAGATGGAAGGGTTGTCAAACAAGATTGTCGAAGCGACAAGAGAGTATGACAAGCTGGAAAAGACTTACCGTAACTTAGGCAATGCAGGTGGGGATAAGGGGATGGCTACAAGAAAAGCCAATCTTGAAAGTCAGAAGAAAGTGATAGATGATCTTGTGACTGAATTGAACAGATTGAAAACCGCATATTCCCTTACTGCTAACAGTGCGCCTAAATTGTCCATTTCCGATGAAAGAGAACTTAATCTTCTACGCCAGCAATACGAGATGGAGATTGCACGGACAAAGGAGATGGATAGACAAGCATCAAAGCAGGAACAGGCGAGTAAGAAGATGCAGCAGACCAATCAGAAGTATCTACAATACCTTTCTGGTCAGTCTGGACTTGCCCTTGGTATGCCAGAGGGAAGTGCTGAGGACTTGAACAAGAAAATTGCTGCCATACAAAAACGCCTTGAACTATTGAATAAATTCAAGGTTGAAGTTCCTTTAAACAGCAATCAGATAACAAAGGCTGACGCTCTTATTCAGAAATTACAAGGCAGATTGGAGAAGTTGCAATCATCTTTAAGAAAAACATCAACGAATGAATTGCTTAATATCAATCCTACGTCTATCAATCAGGCTAACAATCTTATTTCTGAATTGACAAACAGACGTAATGCGCTTAATACGACTGATGCAAACTATAACCGTACCCTTACTCTTCTCAACAGGAAGATACAGGAACACAACAAGTTTGTAAACGAAGCTACATCCTATGGAACAAAGATGCAGCAGACCAATCAGAAAAATGCCGCAAGTTCAAAGGAATTTACCGAGGAACTGACAAAGCAGAGCAGAATGATGCGTGAGTTTGTCAATACGATAAAGACTTATGCCGGATTCTACTTTTTCAGAGATATGTTTCAGGAACTTGTTGCCATTCGTGGAGAGTTCGAGTTACAACAGGTGTCATTGCGTGCCATCATACAGGATGCAAGACGGGCTGACCAGATATTCAGTCAGATTAAGGGGCTTGCTGTAATATCTCCTTTCCAGTTCAGCGATTTGGTTGGATATACCAAACAGCTTGCTGCATTCCAGATACCTGTCAACGAATTGTACGGTACAATGAAAAGTCTTGCGGACGTTTCCGCAGGTCTTGGCGTTGATATGGGACGTATCATTCTTGCCTATGGTCAGATAAGAAGCGCAGGTGTATTGAGAGGGCAGGAATTACGTCAATTGACAGAGGCCGGTATTCCTGCATTGGATTCATTGAGAAAAAAACTGGAAGAAGTAAGAGGCGTGGCTCAAACTACTGATGATGTGTTCAACGCCATATCAACACGTCAGATTCCTTTTGAGTATATTCGGGAGATGTTTACCACAATGACGGAAGATGGTGGTATGTTCTACAAAATGCAGGAAATACAAGCTGCATCTTTGAAAGGTATGGTAAGTAACCTTGCCGATTCATACAAGATTATGATGAATGACATAGGCGAGGCGAATGATTCCGTTCTGAAAGGAATTGTTGGAAGCATAACCGATGCGATGAACAACTGGAGATATTTCTCCAAAGCAATAGAGGGTGTTGCTGTAGGATATGCCGCATTGAAAGGATTGCAGTTGGCTAGAACAGCCATGCTAGGAAAAGAAGTTGTCGCAACAACTAATGCCATTAAGGCTGAGAAATTACGGGAAGCCCAGTTGCTTAAACAGGCTGCAATGTACAGAACGCTCACTACTGCCGAGAGGTGGAAGATAGCGACAGCGTCAAAACTGTCTGCCGTAGAGATAGTTGCTGCCGTTAATTCGGGAAAGATGTCGGCAGAGATGGCTAAACGTATTCTTGCCACGAATATGCTGACACAGGCTGAACGGCATCTTCTTGTAACAGAACTTAAACTGACAGGTGCGGAAGCTGCAAGAATGTTGTCTATGACAAAAACTACAATGTTGATGAACAGATTCAAACTGGCAACATTCGGATTGACAAATTCATTGAAAACATTGTGGCTTACGATAAAGGCTAATCCTCTTATGACAATACTTACCGTTGCAGGACTTGTAGCGGAAGCGTTTCATATCATGTCTGCACGTTCGGAAGAGTTCAATCAGAAGATAAAGGATAGTGCAAAGTCTTTCCGTGAATCATACAGTGATTTGCAAAAAGACCTTGACAAGATAAACTTCGATAAACTTACCCCGGAAAACCTTGAACAGCTTGACACGAAACAGTTGCAGTCGTATGAGGAAACACTTACTGGAGTATTGTCTAAATATGGCAATATAGGGCAATATATAGTACAGAACAGCAAGAAGATAGATGATCAGAAATCACGTGTGGAATATCTGCAAAAGTCAGCATCGGAACTAGAGCAGGTTTATAAGCGCGCTGCCGAAAATGCGGATATAATGTTCAAGGCGGATAAGGCAACATCTACGGGCGTATTTGGCGATTCATTCTCTGATATGCTTAAAGATTACGAGGAATCGTCTGTAAAACTCACTTCGGCAAGTAAGGATATAGAAGAGTTTCGTGGGCAGATAGTACAGGCATCCAAGGAGATTATAAATATGGGTAAGGGTACTAAGGAATGGAGAAACGAACTTACCGAACTGATAAACAAAGGGGCTTCGGCGGCTACTATTGTAGAGAAGATACGTTCTTTGGCTGAAACGTCAGGAGATGCACGGACATTTGAAATATTCAAGAACAAAACCCATTTTGACAGTGAGGAATTGTTGAAGGAGTATGAGAAATTGAGGATGGGCATTACGGATGAAGTAAAAAAACTTGAATCATCATTTAATTTATTTGCAAAATATACTGAGAAAAAACTTAAAGATGTATTTGGTAATATAGATGTAAAAAACCTTACTGATGAGCAACAGAAACAATTAAAGATACATCTTGATGAATTTGCAGTAGCTAATGAATTAGGGGAAAATGCTAGAAAGAAATTAAACGAACTAGCAAAAGAAAGATGGCGTATTCAATTTGAACTTGATGATAGGGAAGCCCAAGCAGGATTGACAGGATGGAAGAAATCTCTTGACGAGATTACAGGAAAAGCGTGGACTATAACAATCAAAACGTCAGATATAAAGACTGTAGAAGATTTCTTTAATGCCGTAAAAAAGGAATATAAGGATTCAAAAAGTACAATAGAAAACTATCAGAGAACTATTGACAAATTTTCCAAAGAGGGTAAACTGAAAAAAGTAGGGGATAAATACGAACTGACAGGATTGGTAGACCCTGAAGAACTTGAAACATTAAGGCAAATAATAAGCGAGTTTAACGCTGCCAACGAAGCGATGTCAAAGGCTACGGGAACAGCAAAACAATTTAATCTTGAACTAGAAAAACAGAAGAAGGAAGCACAAAAAAGAGATCCTCTTGCTGACCTTTGGAAAAACAGGTTGTCATTGCTTGAATCCGCCTATTCCAAGTTCAAGGATTTGAGCATTAACATAGGAAAAGAGGAAGCTAAAAAGCAGATTGAAGCCATATATGGTTCACAGGCGTTAAAACTTGGTGTAGACCTTGTATATGACAAACAGGCTATTGTTGACAATTATAACAAGGCAGCAAAGGAATTGGAAACACGAGTTCCACAAGATGCTGTTAAAAATGCAAGGAAAGCTGCCGAATTGTCCTCTGAGATTTATGTTAATGCAGCTAAAAAGGTAATGAAAAGAATTACAGATGAGTTTGACAGATACAGGAACAAGTATGACTTCTTCCAGGATATACTTGGAATAACAGGTGATTCCGAACTTGCCTTAGACCTTGCCGTTCAGTTCAGCGGTGACACATCTACTATGGCTGAAAGTTTTGCGGCAGGTATATATAATAATCTGCAATCCGCATTGGCAGGAATGAATCTTGACCTTGGCGTTTCTGTCGTGCCCGACACATCTTCATTCACCTCAATGAACCAGTATATAAATCAGATACAGGAGGCAATTAAGGGGAATAAGAATATCGGAAAAGATCAGAAAGAGGTTATCCAAGGAATGATTGACGCATGGAAAGGCTATTTCGGTGAGATGGCTAGACAATATGCTAATGATTTGGCTGAATATGGAGATTATTATACCCAGGTGGATATTATCAGAGAAAAGTACCGTAAAAAGATCGCAACCGCAGAAGGAATGGGTAATACATCCTTGACTTCCGCATTGCAGAAAAGCGAAGAGATGGACTTGTTTAAGTTGACTACCGACTATCAAAACTTCTTCGGTGCGGTGGAAGCAATGTCTATGGAAGCTGCAAATACTGTAGCTGACAAGACAAGGGAAATGCTTAATAGTGCATTCAGATCGGGTGCTATCAGTGCAAGAGAGTACATGAAAGAACTTGAACGCGTGGACAAGCAGATAGAGAAGATGATGAAGAACAATCAGTCTGACTTGCAAACATACATGAAAGATGGTATTGAAGGTCTGTACAACAAGAGATATGATGCTGGAAAGTCAAAGATGATGGCAGGTATGAATGATATGCAACAGGCTATGGCTGACATCAAAAATGCTTCCAAGGCATATGAGGACGCAATGAAGAATGGTGATGAAGAAGCCGCCAATGCCGCTTTGAGTGCCAAGTCGGAAGCCGAATCAAGATATAAGAGCGGACAGGAAGCTGTCAAGACTGGTAAAGGAATGATGGCTGCCGCACAGAACGCTTTGCAGACGGTAAATCTTATCGACTTTATCATAACCAACATATACAATGCCATAAAAGCCATGCAGCAGATAATAGCATCCGTGTCCAACCTCATGGATTCTATGGGTAAGGATACCGAGAGCGGATTTATGCGAGAAATGAACCAGTTCTCGGAAGCTATGGGAGTTATGAATGAAGGCGTGAAGAAATCATGGGATTCATTCAAAAGCGGTGATTTTGCAGGTGCGATAGGCTCGGCAATATCCATGCCTCTTGATGTTATCGCTACATTTAACAGACAGCATGACAAAAGGCTCCAAAAGCATATAGAAGATCTTGAATTTGAATCAAAGAAGTTGACCAATATCTATAATATGCTTGAAAAGGAATTTGAGCACATTATAGACCCGGCAAAACTTGATGAGGTTACATCCCAACAGGTATCAAATCTGAAAGAACAGTTGCAAATTCAAAAGGATATTCTAGCAGCCGAAGAAGATAAGAAAAAGTCAGATAGAGAAAAAGTAGAAGATTACAAACAGACAATAAAAGAATTGGAGTATGAGATAAGATATTATACAGAAACGCTTGCAAGTGAATTGTACAGCATTGACTTGAAAGATTGGGCTAGCCAGATAGGTGACGCTCTTGTCGAAGCATGGCTGAAAGGGGAAGATGCAGCTAAGGCGTACAAGAATACCGTAGCGGACGTTATGAGGGATGTTGTCAAAAGCTGGGTACAGCAACAGTACATAGAAAAGGCAATGCAACAGGTACAGACCACATTGTTCGGAGCAGACGGCAAAGGTGGTATGTTTGCGGATAACAAGATAGATAAGGATGAACTTATAATACTAGGAAATGTAATGGGTTCATTGGAATCAGCCTTTGCGGAAGCCGGAGGTGTAGTCAATGAGATAAACAACGCCCTTGGTGGTATGCTTACCGAAACAGAGGAAAATGCGGAAGGTCTGTCCAATGCCATTGCAGGAGTTGACGAGAATACATTCAACCAGGCATTGGGTTATCTTAACGGAATGAGATACGAAATGGTTGTCCAAAGCGATCTACTCCGTCAGTTGGTATCGCTTAACGGTGGTTCGGCAGGAACGGGAGGAACTAACATGACAGCCATACAGCAGTCACAGTTGGAGGTTCTCACCCAGCAGCTTGCCGCAACTATGGCGATAAAGACAGCACTCCTAAGTGTCGTTTCCATTGCCCCAAGGTCAGGCGGAAATGCGATAAAAGTTATAATTGACTAAAACAAACGCCCTGCTAGCTTCACAGTTGGCAGGGCGTTCCAGTTTGATTACGAACAAAAAAATCCAATCACTTGAGGTGCTTAGCGGAATCGAACCGCTGTTGTCGGTTTTGCAGACCGTTGACTAAACCACTCATCCAAAGCACCGATTGTGATGCAAATATAGAAAATTATTTTTTAAAACTAGATGGTTTCTAAGACTATTTTTGCTATTTTTGCACTAATTAAATATGTACACGAATGGCTATAGCTAAATATTTTATAAAGAAAGGAAGCGATACGGCAAAGGATTTGTATGCCACATACAGGCTGTATATACTTGAAAGCAAGGGATTATGGGATTTGCCGACAAGAAAGGAAGCCTATGCCGAAAAATGGTATGACAAGAACGGTCAGAAGGTGTACGAACCTGTCACGCCTGTTTACCAGCCAACGGAAGGAAGCATAACATTTGCCGCTTTGGGAGATGTGGAAACGGTAAAGACGAATATCCGTTCGTTCTATTCATATATAACCAATGTGATACCTGCCGCACAAGGTACTCCATACGGTTCATCCTCTTTCTCTATATGGAACGATATATGGGGCGAATCGGCAAAGCAGGTGATAAGATGCACGGGTTTTGAAACAGGTGCAAAGATGAGTTATCAGGACGTTCAGGACTTGCAGAACCCGGACCGACTTGTATCCGCCTATACATTTTCGTTAAATTTCAGTATTGACCAACCAACGCTTTAAAGACCAATGATTTTACAGATTAAAAGAGGAAATAGGGTTATTGCGGAGAGTGCTGATTTTTCATACAGCCCGTCTTTGCAGGAAGTGAGAAAATTGACTTGTGAAGTCGTTTCCGTTGTTCCGATAGAGTTCAAGGCATACAACTCAAAAAGCGAATCGGAATACGATACAGTCGTATATAACGGTAATACATTCATCCTGTACCAAGCCCCATCGGGAGATAATCTTAACGAAGCAGGGAAATACAAATACTCCCTTCTGTTTTACGGTAAGGAGGTGCTTTTGCAGAATGTGGCATTTCTTGACATAGTAAGCGGAACAGGTGGGGAAATAAATAAGATAAGATACACTCATGGCGGTCTGTTCCAGTTTTGGGGTGATGCAAAACAGCTTGCCGCACGTATAGAAGCGAATATACAGTCTTACAATGCGTCATTGGGTGCAGGATATACAGGCATTGGCACATGGACATTGAATGTGGATGCGGAAGGCGAACTGACAGAGGATATGATTGACATAACCGATGGCACCAACCTGTTTGAAGCATTGAAATTTTTCTATGACAAGTTTTATCTAAACTATTATTTCTCTACGACAGCCAATGGAGGAATAATAACCATTACAGATAAGGCTAGACCGTCTGTGAACTGGACGTTCAAGCAGGGTGACGGTGGGGGTGCTGTAAAAGTTTCCTCTTCCGTAGATACAAGCACACCTGTCATAACCCGAATCATACCACAAGGCGGAAGCAGGAACGTTCCGCCTGAATACAAGAAGGACGCTAAGCCTTCCGATGAATCACGTTATTGCCCGTACATCCTTCTTCCGAATGATTCTGACGGAAATATAAGATATTATCTTGACAGCGAATACGGATTGAAGAACTATGGTGTGAGAGGGAAAACCATATCAAATACATTCAGTGGGATATATCCTTCCATCAGAGGGAAAAAACTTGGCGATCTGTACCCGTCAGGACTTCCCGAATGGGATACATACAAGGCGGACGGAGAACCCGATCCTCAATCGGGTAAGGTGGCAGGTGAGGGTGCTAGCGCATCTACACGGATAGACAAGATTATCGGTTCTACTCCGATAAAGAGTGATGATAGTGACAGTTTCTTCATTTATATGACCTCTCCCGGATTCAACCTAGGGTACAAGGTGTATGAGGACGGTGATTCATCCGACAAGATAAATGACAACGTGCAGCCTCAGTACAAGCCCCATGCTATGTTTGACAAGTACAGGGATTTCGAGAGTTTTGATATATATGGTACAAGGGCATATTATGACCAGCCTGTAAAGGTTACTGCCACATTCTCAGGAAAAATGCTTTTCAGTGTATTGCCCATAGGAAGTGATGCTGTAGGGAACAAGGCGAAGATTAACCTACGTATGGTTACGAACCGTGTATTGGGTCAGGCTTCTCCTTTGAAAGAGGTTGTTATCGGAGAGGAAGGTGCTACTGGTATGCTTGAAATACCTTACGACAAGACCGCTCTTGTAGGATATATAGAAAAAGGTCAGAATACGACAGTCACCATACGTGTTGAGTTCACGTTTGATTCAGATGTTCCTGCCGGAAGCTGTAAGATAGGCTTTAGTGAGGAAATGACCTGCAACATACATTTCGGTAATCAGGACGGTTCACAGGACAGGTTCTATTACAAATACGCTTCTGTGACGGATGCAGTGTTCAGTATGCGTACAGGAACTTATACGGGAACAGAATTTAAGATAAACAAAAACGGTATTATTCCTCTTTACGGTGAGGTGAACGGTGATACGGGGGAAACGGAAGAGGATGTTGCCATGTTTAATAAGGGGGCACGATATAAAATATCATGCTACAGAACGGATAGCGACAATGCCAAACTTCCGCTTTATACGGATGGTAAATCTCCTTCAATTGCAGCAGGAACGGAGTTTGTCATTCTGAATATCGTCATGCCCGAATCTTATGTGACAATGGCTGAGAACACGCTTGAAAAGGCGGCTCTTGACTACCTGTCAAGATATGACCATGAGAACCGAACCGTTTCACTTGACATATCTAGCGGATTTGTCGCAGAGCATCCTAACCTTTTCATTGACTTCATAGAAGGAAATATGCTTAAGGTAAGGGATGATGGAATAGGCGTGTTCGATTTCTCTGATAACGGTCAGATAGTGGATATGCAGTTACAGATACAGTCTTTGGAGATTAAATATTCCAAGGAGAATATGTTCCCGTCATATTCATGCACCATTGCAAGAAGAAAGATACTGTCTTTCTATGAACGGCTGGCACAGGAGAATCAGACTGCTTCAACACAGAATACGACAAATGTAACATTGGGTGGAAGTGGTACGGGAAGCGGAACAAATATTTTCTCTGAACAGCTACTTAATGACCTTATTGCATCGTTTCAGAAGTTCAACGGATGGTTTGAATGGGATGAAGTAAACCAAGCGTTACGATGCAAGTCAGCGTTCTATACAAACCAATGGATATCAGCGTTGGGCGCACAGAGTGGTAGCGGAGAACCGGGAGGTGGTGAAGGCGGACTGATTAAGGCCGTGTACGGATTTGCCGATTTAGGTAAGACGTTTGACGATTCCAACCTTAGCAATACATTCAACGCATATACCATCAACGAGATATGGAAGCTAGCCAAGGAAGGCGGAATGAATACGGACAAATTGTGGCAGGAGTTGGGAAAGGATGATCCAACAAAGAAAATTCACATATCCCATCTTCCTGACAATAAATTTGTAACGCTTGATACGGAACAGACAGTTACTGCAAGCAAGATATTCACTGGTCAGTTGTCTACGGCAAATGTAGTTCCTAGCGTGAACAACGCATCCACACTTGGTCTTGAATCGAAGAGATGGGAGAATATTTATGCTGTAGATGCCAACATAAGCGGAACGGTAAAAACACAGGCGTTGCAGGTTGGCGATATAAAGATTATATATGATTCCGTAAACAAGGCAGTAACATTTGAGCATATAGATGGAAGTACGGAAATAGGCTTCTATACCAGAGGATGGATTTCCGCTTTAGGCGTATCGCCTGGAGGAAGCGGAGGAAGCGGTGGTGACGGACTTGTGAAAAACGTATATGGTTTTTCCAATCTCGGCACAACCTTTTCCGATTCAGACCTTGACAATACGTTTAATGCGTACACGATAAACGAGATTTGGAAAATGGCGAAGGAAGGTGGTGGTATAAAAAACATCACCCAGTCGGGAAGTGGAAATGCCGTAACAAACATGGCACTTAGTTCTGACGGGAAAACCATCACTGCTGTATTCGGGGAAACATTCGCTAGACAACAGGATTTTGGCACACTTAACAATACTGTAACACAGTTAAGCAATAAGCTGAACAACTTCCTAGAAGGAAGCGATGCTGATAACATTATTAACAAATGGAAGGAACTTGAAGCGTTCCTTGACGGTCTTACGGAAAGCGACAACCTAGCCGAACTTCTTGCACTGAAAGCGGACAAAACCATAACGATAAGCGCAGGAACTGGTCTTACGGGAGGTGGAAACCTGTCCGCAAACCGCACATTGTCACTAGCCACCACAGGGGTAAAGGCTGGTACATATACGAAAGTTACAGTAGACACCTATGGGCGTGTTACAGTCGGTAATAATCCTACCACACTGGCAGGGTACGGGATTACTGATGCCGTTACCTTGACTACCAACCAAACCATATCTGGACAAAAGACATTTACCAAGAATATTCTGATGAATAGTGGTATCGGTCTGTCTTATGGCGGAAATATCGTTTTCCGTAACACGGCAGGTAATACCGTCATATCAAGCTATGGAAGCGAGGGAATGATTTATTTCCGTCCTAATGGAGACACGTCAGATGATGGAGTGATACAGATAAACAAACAAGGACACCTCAATGGTGTTTCCGCAGGATTCACAGGTGGCGTTTCCGCAGCACGACTTACAGCAAACGAATATATACAGATAGGAGATGCCCAGCTTGTTTACGATTCTGTAAACAAGGCTCTGAGAGTGAAGCATAGAACAGACGGAAACACGGTAGGATTCTACTCGGACGGTTGGGTATCTGCTCTTGGCGTGAAAACAGGTGGTAGCGGTGGTGGTAGCGGTGTTGTAAATACCGTTTACAGCTTCGCAAACCTTACTGACGGCACAACCTTCTCCGATTCAGACCTTGACAATACGTTTAATGCGTACACGATAAAGAAACTGTACGACATGGCTGGGCAGGGAGGACTTGACGCTGACGCTATGTGGGCTGAATTGAAAAAGGCTGATTCAAGTAAAGTCATAGATGCAAGTCATATCCCTACTTCCGTATTGGACGGTAGATGGGTGAAAAAGGCTGGCGATACTATGACTGGAACCCTTACATCCGCTTCCACTTCCGGCGCAATCGTATTCAAGGGAGTGGAAAATTGTGATATTACCAATATCTATAAAGATAACGGAGTTATCAAGGACGATGATGGTGGGCTTACTTCTATAAGAAACGGATTAAGGTTCAACTGGTATGACACCTACTGGTATATAGGAAACCTTAGAGGAGGTAGTACGGATAGTGCAGGATTTGGTGTCGTAGACCATAACAACAAGCTGGTTTTACGTGTCACTCCAAATGATGTAAGAGCACCTAGATTCATGTCAACTGTTGCCACAGGGTTATCACCTTTGATAGTTTCAAGCAATACGCTTGTTAATAATTTAAATGCAGATTTACTAGACGGTTATCATCAATCTTCATTTTTACGGGCAGATGGTGTTAACCAATATGTAATACTTTCCGGCGGTGACGGAAATAATGAAGGGTACAGATTGGTATTTGAGGGTACTGTGACGGGTGGATGGTCTATTAACAGCATGACACTTCTAGTAAATAGTAGGCACGCAGGTACAGGTATGATAAGTATTGTATTTCATACAACGAATCAAGAGAGTACAAGTTATTTTGGGTCTTTGAATTATTACGGAAGCACTATTTCACTTGGTGATACAATGTGGAGATTATTCTATAATACTACAACCAAGAAAGTAAGACTGTTTTGGCGTTTTTATGATCACAGTGATTGTCAAGTATCAATCTTAAATAGACGTGGCATTACCACAAACATATCCAATAGGACTTGGTACACTACTATACCGTCAGATAGTGGCTCAGAACTTCCAGCATATTATAACTGGGCTAGTTCCGCTCACGCTCTTGCTACTTCCCGTACCCTTTGGGGGCAGCCCTTCAACGGTACAGCTAACGTAAGCGGAAACATGACGGGCGTAGGTAACATAACGATGAGCGGTCAGCTTACTTCTACCGTAGCAAGTGGCACGGCTCCATTTATTGTGGTAAGTAACACTGTTGTGGGTAATCTTAATGCAGACATGGTTGATGGATTGCACCTGTCTGATTTTGACGGACGTTATGTCAATGTAACCGGAGATACCATGACAGGGGATTTGACTATGAATAACACCAAAGGATTCAATATAGGTGGGGGTACTAGAGTAGTTAAAACTTCGAGTAATTGGATTCATGGTGGCGGTGATGCAGCTTCTTCAACCGATGCTAATTTACGTTTTGCATCATGGTATGGAATCGGTTGGTATCCCACAATAAGCGGACAAACCGTTGCACAAGGGGAAAATGCCATGTGGTTGAATGTAAGAACAGGGGTGCTTAATGTAGCAGGTGGTATTAAAGAAAGCAATATATGTATCGGAAGGGTAGACTCCAATGGTAATTATAATATTAACTGTGCCGGAGAGATAAGCAGATACGACCATCATCTGTATTTACAGCGTAATTCGGGAAAAAATCTGATTATGTGTACTGGTGGAGGATTGGCAGGTATCGGTACTGACTCTCCTAGAGCTAAATTAGATGTGGCAGGTAATGTATATTCTACAGGATTCTTTTACTCCACTGTAGGTACAGGAACCGCACCTTACCAATGTTCTTCTACTACATTGAATACCAACTTGAACGCGGATATGCTGGACAATTGGCATCTTAATTTCTTACCTAGAAATTACAATATAGGTAGATGCTATGCAGTAAAATTTGCTCTAGGTGGTGAAGATAATGGTTGGAAAAAGATATTCGCTTGTTCTGAATCGGGAGCCACGCCATATAGGTCAGTAACGGTTTGGGGAAGGATATGGTATGCCTATGGAAATCATGCACAGTCAGAAGTATGGAATTATCACTTCTGTGCCATATTTTATATGAGAAGTGGCCCTAGTTCTTCTGATAGCAGTGTGGGAAATGTTGAAAATTCAGCACGCCTTTATCTCCCCACATTTGCAAAAGGAATGGATAACATTCGCCTTGTACGTGTAGGAACAAACAATTTTGAATTGCAGGTGCGCCAAATTGGTTCACACCACAGTGCAAACATTGAATATCAATATTGGTCTTATGGGTGTAACGTTTCCGCATGGGAAAATCTGCAATCCACCTCCAACACGTCTGTGGCTGTATCGGCTGGAGGTGCTTCCACGCTGGCTGACAGTAGGGCTTCTAGTGCGGATGTGTGGACTACTGCCAGAACATTCTATATACAAGACCATGATTCCTCCCATACAGGTGCTGGCGTTAATGTAAATGGTGGTAGTAATGTATATTTAAAACTCCCAAGTTCCATCCAATGCAGCGATTGGTTCAGAAGCACAGGAAATTCAGGGTGGTATCATCAGAATTATGGTGGTGGAATATATATGCAAGACAGTAATTTCATACGTAATTTTGGCGGTAAGAGATTACGTATTGAAACAGATACCTATGACACTCTCCAGTTGGTAAGAAGCAGCGGTTCCGGAGGTAGCTCCATAGCTTTTTATAATGGCGGAGGAACTTTTAAGGGTCAGCTTGGGTGTACTGCAAATAATTGGTTTTCGTTTGACACTGGTACTGCTACAGCTAATCAAAATGTGGTTGAAATATCCCAGGCCGGAGGAATCCATTCAAAGGCAGAAATAACAGCCAAGGCTAGCGGTTCTGATATTAGACTAAAGAAGGATATTCAGAATTACAATGCCATGAGTATCATAAACAGGTTCAGGTCTGTAAAATATCACTGGAATGATATTGCCAAGGCAAACTCCGAGGTGTACAATAATGACTATGACCAGTTTGGTCTGATAGCACAAGACCTTATAGCAGGCGGATTTGAACAATGGGTAAGGGATGTGTTCCATGATTACTATACGGTTACTTATGAAAGGCTTATTCCCGTTGTGTGGAAAGGTTTGCAAGAAGTTGATGATGAGGTTACAAGATTAAAGAAAAGAGTAAGAGAATTGGAAAAGAGATTAGGTATTAACAATTAATAAATAAAAAAATATTATGGGTCATTCTAACGGAAAGATTACAGCCCCTATAAACTTGGATGCCGATGTTTTTGCCACTCTTGGCATAGGCAGTGTTGATGGGGATTATGATTTAGGATATGCTTGTGCAAATACGCATGGGAAAATAAACCCGTGGGCACGGTACAAGCCTGTACGTTACGAAAGCCTTGCACCTGGACCAAATGAAAAATGGTGGCAAGGATGGGATGGAAACTGTGGTGTGAAACCTTTTCAAATGGCAGGGTACTGGGATGCGCCAAAACACGCTGATGGAAGCATGAACGGATGGGAATACACCCCACCGACAGGAGGAAAGTTTCCATTTCGCCTTACCGACTTTAACGGATACAACCATCGTGCCAGTGCACCGATAAGTGGGTTCTCATGCCCGGACACTGCTACCAATCAGTTTACAAGTAGTAATTTTGTCTGTTCTGCGGATATAATGATGCCATCCGAAGGGCATGATACTGATTATCTTAACATGGGTGACTTTTCCGAGATAGCCGATTGCTATTTCGGTGTCTACGTTAAGCACAAGACCAGTCAGATGTCCAGACGTGTTACTGCCGACAAGAAGATAGGAACAGGATACGCTATGGTGACTGTAAACTCGTGGGGTATGACTGCTGGTGATTGGGAAGTTTATCCTTTCCTTAGTACAGCTATATTGAAGCAGGATGATCCCGATATTGCTCATATAGCATATTCCGTACCAATGGTAAGTAAAAGAGATATAGAGATAGTTGGTTCTTACGTAAGCATAACAATACTTGGTGAAGTGATGCCATCCGTTATGGGATATATTGAAGTTACAGTAAGAGTGAGAAACAGTTCAAGCAGCCCTGTTTCTTTCCGTAATAATAGCTGTATGGCTAGGTTTGCAAGTAAGAAATTTGAAGATCCTATGGTTATAGGTGAAGCAAGAGAAACAATAGAAGATTTCCAAGTATCCGCCAATTCTAGTATTGACAAGAAGGTGAGAATATTCATATCATCGGACTTGATTCAATCAGGAAGTTGTAGGGTATGGGTAAGCCTTAACAGTGCTGCATATAAGGGAAGTACATTGCTTCTTTCTATGGGTCCGGGGTTGTAACAAAATTATTCCCCATTGCTGACAACTGGCAATGGGGAATTTTTACTTAAACCGTTTCGTTCCAAAATAAATAGCTCCAAGTATTACAAACGAGCATCCGCACAGGAATGCAAATATATGACTAACTATCGGGTTCATTGTTTCATTCCTTTAAAAATATGACTAATAACATCTACCGTCCATCCGTTTCCTAAAAGCCCCATGCCTATATGTGGTTGTACCGACTTGGTGTATCCTTCTGGAACGGTCTGTAATCTTTCCGCTTCCGTAATATTTGGCGTTCTGAAACCTTTTTCTGGATTACAGTCGGGTGAGTTGAATATCAACGGTGTAAGTGATTTTTTATATCTTCTTAACAACGATTCGGGGTTCTTGGCAAACCTGTTCCATGATTCAAGCATACACCATGACTTGTCTTTCTCCACATACCCGTCCGTGATTATGTCCTTGAACAATATTCCCTTGTCCTTCCATGCAGGTATTTCCCAGTTGCACCAGTAGTATCTTGCTCTCATTTGCGCGGAGAAATCGGAACTGTTGATATACACATAGTCTACTCCAAGATGTGACGAAATCAAATCAGCCCAATCGGATTTCATCTTCACGTTTTCGAGCATGAACTTTATGTTAGGGTTAAACTGTCTGATGTGGTTGAGTATATTGACGTATTCAAAGAACAATCCCGAACGCTCTCCATCGAAGTTCAGTTTCTCTTTCCCTAACT